TGCTGACAGGCACACAGATGGGCCTTGCCATTACCAACGCGGGCGTGAACAGCATCATTGTGGCGACGGACGCCACGGGCGGAAACGAGGCGGAGGACGACGAAACCTACCGCGAGCGCATCCGGGAATACGGCCTTGCGAGCGTTTCCACCGGCCCGGCAAGGCAGTACGAGGCGGCGGCAAAGGCTGTAAGCAGCGTGATCCTGGACGCCAGGGCCATCAACGCCAGTGCGGGCAACGTGGCAATCTATCTGATCCTATCCACACAGACGGGCGCTGCGGCGCTGCTTCAAAGCGTGCTGGACGCGCTTTCTGCGGAGGACGTGCGCCCGCTGACGGACAACGTAAGCGTTTATCAGGCGACCAACGTACCCTATACGCTGAACGTGAAATACGCCAGCGACAACAGCAGCGCCACCAGCGCGGCGATTGCGGCGGCGGTGAGCGACTACCAGGAATGGCAGGACAACACCATCGGGCGGGCTTTTAACCCTGACCGGCTGATGGCGGCCATCTACCAGGCAGGCGCGACGCGCGTTATTTGGGACACGGGGAGCAATTTCGACAGCGGGACGGTGGAATACACGGAGATCAACGCCAACGAACGGTGCAAGGGCACCATTACGCTGACGGCGATTTCTTCCTAAAGGCGGTGACGAAGAATGTTTACATTCGACGTGACAAAGCACGTCCCGCGTTTTCTGCTGGAGGATAAGAACGGCTACGCGCTGGCAAAGGCCATCGAGGCCGGAATCCAGATCATGAATGACACGATCCAGCAGGGCGTGAACTGCATTTATGACTACGACACGATGCCGGAATGGCGGCTTGACGAATTGGCCTGGGAAACCAACTGCCTGTACGACTACAACGCCGACATCGCCACGAAGCGGCAATGGATCAAGAACGCGATCCCGCTGTACCGGCTGTTCGGCACGCCGAGGGCTGTGTATCAGTACATCGCAAGCTACTTCGGCGGCATGGACTTGGAAGAAAACTGGCAGTACAACGGATCGGCCTATCACTTCCGCGTGACGGTGGAAGGAGAATGGACGCCGGAAAATGAAGCCTGGGCGCGGAAAGCCATCGCTGCCGCAAAGAACGTGCGCAGCGTGCTTGATTCTCTGCGCATAGGGGCCAAATGCCACATCGGGATCGTGGCCGAGGGAAAAGTGCTGGCCCGGTTTACCTACCCGCTGACCGGCGCGGAGAATTGGGCCGGACGCTGGCCGCAGGAGAACACAAAGGGCGTCCTGGACGAAAGCGGCAAGGCGGGCCTTGCGGCGGACGCCGTGGGCTATCCCTTCCCCTACGAAATGACAGGCACGCAGCCGGAGATCAGCACGGCGGGCGTGCTGGGCGAAATCGACATCCCAGCCGCACACGCGGAGGACACATACGCCAGAATCCTATACAAGCTGTGCGGACAGGATGAAATCTGACGAAAAGGAGGAGCGACATCATGGCGGATGTATTCACCCTGGACAGCAACTATCTGGCCGGAAAGCGCACGGAGATCAAGAATGATATTGCCTACGCGCGGTACAAGGTCGGGAGTAGCTGGTATCAGGCGGCGATCCAAAATGCCGTCGTGCTGGCAAGCGGCGTTGTGGAGGTTACTTTCCTCATCGACCATACCGTAAGCGGCAACATTACGGTGACGGGCGTTGAGCTGTACGACCACAACGGGCAGCGAATCGGCAGTAAGACGGTAAGCATCACGCGGGCGGACGCTACGGAGGGCATCTTGTATGTGTGCCGGTTCAGTCTGTTCCAAGTGAAGGAGAACACCAGCAATACCGGCGCGTATGACGCGCTGTAAGGGAGGAAGTGAAACACAATGAGTTATAACCAGCGGATCGGCTGGAAGGATCACGTCGTAGAGCGTCCGAGAACATACACGGAAACGGTCAACGGCGACGGCAGCAAGACCTTCACGGCGGCCCCCGGCACCGTGATCCAGCAAGGGACGCCGCAGAGCGCGACCAATTTCAACACCATGGACGAAGCGATCCAGCATATCTGCATTGCGTTTGACGAGCTTCAAATGACGATGCAGGCGGAGCTTCGGGCGGCACAGGATGAAATTGCCACGCTGCAAGCCCAGGTCGCGGCCCTTGCCACCGAATAGGAGGGATGAGCGATGGCATACAAGATCGTAAAATCCAGCAGCGGAACCCCGGAAAGCGAGAACAAATGCGAAGTGCTGATCGAATCGAGCAGCGACCTTGCCAACCTTCCCGCTGACCTTGCGCCCGGAAGCATGGCCTATACCGCGAGCTTGAGCGCCATGTACATGAAAGCCATTGATGGCACCTGGACGCAGATCGGGGGCTGATGAAATGGACGCATTGAGCATCGGCGCGGCCCTTGCCCTGACCGGCAACGCGGCGGCAGCAGCCCAGCAGGCGGCCCAGGACGCAAGCGACGCGGCCACCAACGCCAACAACAAGGCGACAGCGGCGAATAACGCGGCGACTTCCGCGAACGCCGCAGCAGCGGCGGCCAACACCGCCGCAGCAGGCTATCCCACTCTGGACAAGGACGCCGTGATAGACCGCACGGCGTTTAATTACGCCTATATGCTGTTCCAGGCCGAATTGCGCGACATGCAGAAGCGGCTTGCGGCAGCGGAAGCGCAACTGGCGGCCATGACATAACGAAGCAAAGGAGGATCACCCGATGGATGAAAACGAAATCCTGACCCCGGAAGAAGAAATCCAGGCGGAGGACATCATGCCCGACTTCCCGGAGGACGACCCGGAGGAATGGGAGCGCAAGCGCCGCGAGGAATGGGAAGCGAAGCTGGCCCCGTTCAAGGCCCTGCGGCAGACGATCAACGAGCACGACGAACTGATGGCGGAAACGCTGTACGAAGTTACCCTGCTTGAGCTGGGAGAAATGGAGGAATAACCATGGCTTATAACCTGATGAAGCGGATCATCAACACCGCGAAGAAAGACGGCACGCTGGAGGAAAAGCGGGCCGGGATCATGGACAAGCTGGACGCCTTTCTGGCCGCTGACCGCCTGACCACGGCGCAGTACCAGGAACTTGTGGGGCTGATGGACGAATGAGCCTGACGGCCTGGATCGCCGGGAAAATCATTGACCGGCAGTACAACAAAATTCTGAAAGGATTGGAGGTAAACACCATGACCTACAAGCTGATGAAGCGGCTCATTGAAAACGGCCTCAAGAAAGGCAACCTTGACCGCGAAGCGACTATGCAGAAGCTCGACGTGTTCCTGATGGCTGACCGCATCACCGTGGAGGAATACCAGGAACTCGTCGAAATGATGGAGGAGGGCGGCACGAATGAATAACAGCCCGCTTGAATTTCTGGCGAAGAAGTACGGCAACATCGTGAAGTACGACGCCAACGGCAACGTGGCCGGTATCTTCGTGAAATTCCCGAAGATGAAATCCTCTGACCTGGTTTCCGGCCTGCCGAACCACACCCACCCCGCCTTTATCATCAACGGCGTGGAGCAGGATTATATTCTGCTGGGCAAGTACAAGGGCGGCGACAACGGCGTTTCCGGCGGCGCGATCCTGTCCCTGCCGAACATCAACCCGATTCGCTCCCTGGGCGCGGATCAATGCCTGTCCCGCATGAAGCTGGCGGGCAGCGGTATTACCGGCATGACCTGTGCGGACTACGGCTTTATCAAGCTGCTGGCGCAGAAGATGGGCTGGAAGCCGCACGGCAATACCGCGTGGGGGCAGGCGCACCAGGACGCGACGGCATGGGAAACCGGCAAGAGCATTTCGGTGAACAACGAGCGCGCCTACAACGGCTATATCTACAAGGCCCTGCAAGCGCACACCAGCGCGGCGGAGCTGCGGCCTGACATCGCCCCGACCTATTGGGAGCGCGGCAAGTATGTGGGCGGCATCAGCAACGACGGCACGCCGGACGCCGCGCACCAGACCGGCTATCGGACGCTGAACGGCAGCGGCCCGCTGGACTGGTATCTTGGCAGCGATCCCGCGCTGCTGGCGGACATCATCGGTTCTTCCTTGGAACAGCAGTACGGCTATCGGATCGTCGATTGCGAGCTGCAAATCCTGGAGAACAACAACGCCGCCGACCCGGACGCCGACCTGTCCGCTTCTTCCGCCGCGTGGAAAGCGATCCTGCCCAACGCGGGCGACGACGGCTACACGCTGGTTGCCCCCGGCACCACCGGCACGCTGCATTGGAACTGGCTGAACGGGCATATTACCCTGGACACGCAATGCGACGACCTGACCGTTGGCAGCAAGGGCGAGAGCTTCAGCACGGTTGCCGTGAACAGCACGAACCTTCCATATGTGCCGAGCATCGTCAAGGAGCTGGGCCTTATCAAGACCGACGCAAACGACGACACCCCCGGCTATTACTACGTCAACTTCACGGCGGGCGAGCGCTTCCCGCGTCGCGGCGGCTACTTCATCAGCGGCTCCGCCGCGGGCTTGGGGTTTGTCTACTCCAGCGACGAGCGCGGCGGTGCGGTCTACCCCTTTGGCTGCCGCCCGCGCTCCCTCTGAACCCCTGACGACTGAAAACTGAATCCCTGATGGGGCCGCCCGGTAGGGCGCGCCCCCGTCCCTCTCCATCACGCGCGCGTGAATAGAATCGGTCACGCGCGCGTGATGATGTTCTGATAAGGTGAAACGGTATGCCAGAATTTAGGTACGACGCAAAGAATCCGGGGCCGTGCTGCCAGAAGATCGACGACATGATCTGCTGGGCGCGGCCCATTGTGCAAAGATGGCCGTACTTCCATCAAAAGAGCCTGGGCGTGGACATCATGCAGGAAATGTACACCATGCTCCGGCTGGCGACGAAAGCGCGGCTCAAGTACATGAACAAAAGCACGCTGGGCGACCTGGACACCAGCAAGGCCGTATTGGACGTGCTGATCCAGCAGGCCAACAAGACCGTATTCACCGCAAAGAACGGACAGGAAAGGCGTCTGCTCACCGATCAAAGTTACGGCGTGTGGTCTGAAAAGATCGCGGAAATCGGGGCCTTAATCGGCGGCTGGATCAATAGCGTATCTGGCCGGAAAAGCAGCGACTATAAAGGGAACGTGCCGTGAATTGGACGGCCTGGATCGCCATGCGTTCGTTAGCGCTTCCCGCGTCGCGGCGGCAACTACAACAACGGCTCCAACGCGGGCTTGGGGTATGTCAACTCCAACAACGAGCGCGGCAATGCGAACAACAACTATGGCTGCCGCCCGCGCTCCCAGCATACATCACGCGCCGCGAGATCACGAATCAGCGGCCATCCTTCTGATGGGAGGGGTGCGTTTCCGTGGCGGTGAAAACCGCCTAAACAAAAATCCCGTGCTGCTCCGGCAAGAACGCTCCGGGGGAAAAGGCGGCGCGGGAATCGCCGCGAAGCGTCCGGGAGGACGAAAGGCCGAGGCTGTCAGCAGCATACCCTAAAGCCTTTTAGGGTATTACAGTCAAAGCCGCATGGAAACATCACGCGCGGCCCACGCAGGGCGGGGTGAACATTTTGGAAGGGCTGCACAATCTGAAAGACCGCATCTGCGACTTTGAAAACCTGATGGGCGCATACCGTGACGCCGCAAAGAGCAAGCGGTATCGCAACGAGGTTTTGGATTTCACCTTCAACCTGGGCGAAAATCTGCTCCAGATACAGAAGGAATTACGTGAAATGACCTATAAGGTCGGCCCGTACAGAGAATTTTATGTACGCTATCCGAAGCCGCGCCTGGTCATGGCGCTGGGCTTCCGGGATCGCGTGGTGCAATGGGCCATCTACCGGCAGATCAACCCCTATCTTGACAAGCGCTATATCGAACACAGCTACGGATGCAGGCGCGACAAGGGCACGCTGGCGGCGGCGGAGTGCCTGCAAAGCTGGCAGCAGCTTATCAGCCGGAAGCCGGACGCGGACGACTGGTATCTGATAAAGGGCGACATCAGCAAATACTTTTACCGCGTGGATCACGGGAAGGTGTTGCAGAGCTACGACGAAACCAGCGACGATCAATGGTATCGCTGGCTCATGGGCGTTATCATCAACAACCCGGACGTGCCCTTTGGCCTGCCGCCGGGAATGAGGCCGGACGATTGCCCGCGCGCCCTGCGGCTGTACGATGTAGGTATGCCCATCGGCAACCTGACCAGCCAGGAAACGGCCAACCTGTTCCTGGACAAGCTGGACAAATACTGCAAACACGTCCTGCGGCTCCATTTCTATGTGCGCTACATGGACGATTTCTGCATCCTTGTGAAAGGCAAGGAAGAAGCGCGGCGGGTATTCGCCACCGTGAGCGCTTTCCTGCGGGACGAGCTGGCGCTTGACATCAGCCCCAAAAGCCGCATCCAGAAAGCGACGGCCCCGGTGGAGTTTGTGGGGTATCTGCTGACGCCACACGGCATCCGCATGAGGAAGAAAACAACGCGGCATATCAAGCGGGCGCTGAAACACGTTATGAGCGCTTTCGCCTACGGGGCGATCAGCTATGACGCGGCGATGGAAAGCGTGATCTGCTACATCGGCATGTGCAAGCATTGTAACGGCTACAATATGCTGCGCTGGATCGAGGAACACTTTGTACTGCAAAGGTGCGAAAACATGAATAACGCGAGCGATCAGCCGCCGGGGAACAGGCGGCATTTTTATAGAATCGTCGAGGCGGAGGACGGCCTTGTGGATATTTGGCTGACACCGGGCGAGGCTGTTCCGGCCTACGACGACCTGACGGGACGAATGGACTTTGACATCCGCGTGCTTTCGGTGCGCGGGATCGACCCAAAAGATCCTCAATGGGGCGGAAGCCTTGAAGAACACATACGGATGCACTATGGCGACTGGCTGGAAAGCGCGGAGGTGATTTATTTATGATTTCTGCATGGCACCTGGTTTGGATTGTTCCCGCATCGGCCCTTTTTGGCATGATCCTTGCGGCGCTCATCTATGCCAATGGGAGGTAAAGATGCTGCGCGCGCTGCTTTGGGCAGCTATCGGGCTGGGCGTTCTGGCCCTGCTCTTTTTGATTTTCAGCGCAGTTGTCATTATTGCTATCGCATGGACGCATTATCCGTATGGCATACGACGAAAACGCAAGAAGGAGGATAAAGCGTGAAGAAGATTGCGGACATCAGCCATTACCAGGGAGCAATCGACTGGAAACTGGCAAGGGAAGATTTGGAGATGGCGATTTTCCGCGCCAGCGTGGGGAGCAACGCGGACAAGCGCTATCTGCAATATACGGAGGATTGCGGGATTCCCTACGGCGCGTATCACTACGTCAAGGCCGGGACGGCGGAGGCGGCCCGGACGGAAGCAAGGTGGTTTGTGGCGTGCGCGAACAAGGCGAAGCGCAGGCCGCTTTTTTATATCGCCGACATCGAATACGAAGCGCAGACAGCCACGACAACCGAGGCGGTATGCGTGGCGTTCCTGGAGGAGCTGCGGGCGCTGGGCTGTGAGAAGATCGGCCTGTACATCAACACGCGCTACAAGTGGGCGGGCAGGGCGATTGCCCTGTGCGATATTATGTGGATTCCCCATTGGGGAAAGAACGACGGCAATATCCCCGCGCAATCGTCCGCGCCGAAATACTACTGCGACCTTTGGCAATACACCAGCAAGGGCAGGGTGAACGGGATCAGCGGCAACGTGGATTTGGATATGCTGTACGGCGACAAGCCCCTGGAATGGTTCACCGGGGGCGGCGCGGCGGAGGAACAGACGGAAGAACCGGCAGAAAAACAAGAGGAGGCGGCAGACATGGGATTTGACAGGCAGAAGGTAATCGACATCGCTTTGGCCGAGGAAGGGTATCTGGAAAAGGCCAGCAACAAAGACCTGGACAGCAAAACGGCCAACGCGGGCAACAAGAACTATACCAAGTACGCGCGCGACCTGGACGCCATACCAGGCTTCTACAACGGCAAGAAGAACGGCTACGCCTGGTGCGACGTGTTTGTGGACTGGTGCTTCGTGACCGCCTACGGCGTGGACGACGGGCGCGCCCTGCTGTGCCAGCCCCTCAAGAGCTGCGGGGCTGGATGCAAATACAGCCGCCAATACTACAAGAACAAGGGCCGCCTGTTTGAAAGTCCCGAACCGGGCGACCAGATTTTCTTCTACCCGGCGGACGGGATCGGCGGCAGCGCCATTTCCCACACCGGCCTTGTGTACAAGGTGGATAACAGCTACGTTTACACCATCGAGGGCAACACCAGCGGGGCAAGCGGCGTGATCGCTAACGGCGGCGGGGTGTGCCGGAAAAAGTACAAGCTCAACTACAACCGCATAGCGGGCTATGGACGCCCCAATTATGCCGCAGGCACCACGATTCAGCCGACACCGACCCAGCCCCAGCCCGACCAGCCGGAGCCTGGAAAGGAAACCGCCGGAAAGACGGTGGTTGTGACCGGGGGCAGCGTGAATATTCGCGTTGGCAACGGGACGCAATTCAGCCGGATCACCAGCGTTTCCAAGGGTACGCTGCTGGAATGGGTGGCAACCGCCGAAAACGGCTGGCACGCCGTGGTGTACAAGAAGCAAGTCGCCTGGATCAGCGGCAAATATGCGGAGGTTAGGGGGTGAATCTATGGATAAGGTGACGCCGGATCAGCTCATGAACACCGTGGTTGTGCTGCTGGCCGTATTTGCAGCTATCGTCACGGTGGACAAGGTGATCGACATCTTCAAGAAGTGGCGAAGCCCAAGCACGGACACGGCAAAGAAGCTCGCCGCAGACAAGACAAGGCTGGACGGTCACGACAAGGCCATTCAGAGCTTGCAGGAAAGCAACCAGGTATTGTGTTCCGGCATCATGGCCCTGCTGGATCATGAACTGCACAACGGGAACGGGGAACAAATGCAGAAAGCCCGTGACGACATCATGCGCTATCTGCAAGGGAACATCGGGAAGCAGTAAAAAGCGCGAGCGCTCGCGCTTTTACTTCTACGGCACGTCCCGCAAGGGAGGCAACCGCGCCGAAAAATAATCAAAGGGAGGAACAAAATGCAGTACATCAACATTCTTCTGGTCGCGCTGTTCATTGAAGCCGTCGTGACGGCGATCAAGCCGATCTGGAGCAAGGACGGCGAAAAAATGAGCGTGGCGGAAATCGTGAGCATCGTGCTGGGCGTGGTGCTGGCGGTTTCCTGCAAGCTGAATATGCTGGCGTATTTTGCCGACGAGCAGTTTCTGGCGGAAGCGCCCGTATTCGTCCACTATATCTTCTACGCGCTGACGGGCGTTGCGCTGGGGCGCGGGCCGTCCTTCATTTGGGATTTGTGGCAGCGCATCCGCAAGGCGGCGGAAGGCGAACCGCCCGACACGAACAACTGATACAGCCAACGGCCCCGACGGGAACGGCCCCCGCCGGGGCTTTCCTTTTTTGACCGTTTTTATTTGTCATATTTGGAGGGAGTGAAAACACAATGAAGGTGGTACAGCCCATCCGCGATCTGGACGTGCTGCAAAAGTGCTATGAGATTGCGCGGGATCACGATAAGAACCGAAAGACCGGGGAAGTATGCTGGGAATTGATCTTGCTCGTGGGATTTAATACCAGCCTGCGCGTGAGCGACTTTCGGCGCTTCAAGGTGGCAGACCTCAAGGGGAAGGACTATGCGCAGATACAGGCCAAGAAAACCGGGAAGGAGGCCCGCATCCTGATAAACCCCCAGGCGCGGCGGGAAATCAACCGCCTGCTGGCGGGAAGAAAGTCGGACGAGTATATCTTCCAGAGCCGCCAAAAGGACGCGGCGACGCACAAATACCGGCCCATTACGCGGCAGCGGTGCTATCAGATCATCAACGAGATTGCCAAGGAAGCGGGCATAGAGGACAGGATCGGATGCCATACGCTGCGCAAGACGTTTGGGTATCATTACTACAAAATGACCGGCGACGTGGTGAGCCTGCAAAGGATTCTCTGCCACAGCTACCAGCGGGAAACGCTGGTATATATCGGCGTGATCCAGGAGAACATCGACGAAAGCCTTATGAAATTCAATATGCTGGCCGGAAAGCGGGTGAAGGGAAATGCTTGATCCCGGATTCTACAACATGGATTGCATGGAGGGGATGAAGGAATTTCCCGACAAGTATTTTGACCTGGCAATCGTCGATCCGCCCTACGGAGGCGGCGGACGGGCCGAGGATGCAGACGCCGGAAACCTGGCGGGGGGGGGGTACTGATTGGGAGAAACATAAAAACGGACGCTTCGGCGGACGATTCCGGCAGTATCACTTTGCAAACGACGATCAAGGCGGCCCGGACGGGCGGAGGGTACTTTCAGAAATACAAGCCAGGGGGCCTCTTTAGCAGCGCAAACATCAAGCATTGGGACGTGGCCCCCGGCGAGGATTATTTCAAGGAGCTGGCCCGCGTCAGCAAAAATCAAATCATTTGGGGCGGGAATTACTTTCGCCTGCCGCCGACGCGGTGTTTTATCGTGTGGCGGAAACTGACCATCAGCGAGAATTTCACCATGGCGATGTGCGAATACGCCTGGACGAGCTTCAACGACAACGCGAAGCTGTTTGAGTGTATGCCGCAGGGATCGGCAAGGGAAAAGCGATTCCACCCGACACAGAAGCCGGTCAAGCTGTATCAATGGCTCCTGTCCCGGTACGCCAAGGAAGGGGACAAGATACTGGACACGCATTGCGGGAGCGCAAGCAGCCTGATAGCCTGCCGCCGCGCGGGGCTGGAATTTGTGGGCTTTGAGATCGACCCGGAGTATTATAGGGCCGCAAAGGAACGGCTGGACGCGGAAATGAACCAGATCAGTCTATTCGATTTATGAAAGGGAAAAGAAAGTGGACAATCCATGCGTGAAGAACTGCCCGGACAGGACGCCAACCTGTCACGGAGAATGTGAGAAGTACGCGCGTTATGCCGCGTGGTGCGAGGAACGGCGGCACGAAAGGGCCAGGATCGGCAAGCTCAAGGCAGCGGGGCCGGGACTGGAAAGGGCGCTGAAACGCAAACAGAAGCGAGAACGGCAAGGCCGGAAATAAACAATGCCCCTGGAGCGATCCGGGGGCGTTATTTTTATGCCTATTTGCAGGGTGTGGTGGCGTCTGTTTGTCATATTAAGGCATGGTAAAACACAGCCCCGAAAAACCATGTTAAATTTCCGGCATATAATAGGAAGGAACGGCGCGGGGGCGAGTTTAACACAACCCCCGATTATGTATAACCCCGGAACAGAGCGCGCGGGCACAAAAATAACGTGCACCTTTACGGGAAAGATGCACGTTAAGAATGATCGTGGCGCGTTATGCTTCCTTCGGATGATATACCAGAAGCGGCATTTCATCAACGGGATAAACCGCCGTGTGCTTGATTGTCATGGTGTCGATTGCGCGGTTGTTCTTTATCAATTCGGCAATGGCGGCGTCGGCAGCGTGCCTTTCGGTATCTGCCTCGACGTGATACGCTGCGATGGTCGTCTGTTGATAGGGGCTATCACCGGGAATAACATCGGCGATCACGTTCACAAAATACTTTCTCATGGCGTTGGCCTCCAATTTGCTATCCTTTGCTGGTGCGGGCTATATCGTCCCGGATCAGCCTTTTCACATAGCCCTGGACGTTCTGCTGGGCGTCCAGATGGGCGAGTATATCCGCATCGGTGCGGAGGTTGAACTTGAACTTGACTTGACGGGTGTTTTCCCTGTCCCACCTTTCACCGAGAATGTTTTTCGCGCGTCGCTGTTCGGGTGTGGTTCCTCGCGGCATGGTGCTGGCCTCCTTTCGATCAATGCCCATATTATATATTAGTGTACCCCGTTTGTCAACGCGCGCGGAGGGATCGGCAGCGTCAGGCGGCCAATTCGCAGGACAGGACAAAGCCGGGGTCTGCCATTGCTTCCGCTTCCTCCATAGCGCGCTGCTGGTTCGGGGCCGTGATGGTACAGGTGAACGTGCCGTAACCGGGCACGCACGCGGCGACTGTGTACGCTTCGCCGACAAAGAAGCGGCGGATGGACTTCGTGATCTTCTGCAAAGTGGTGTTGGCTTTCATGGTGTTGGCTCCTTTCAAAATGATTTCGCGGCGTTAGATTTTCTCCGCTTCGGCTTCGTGGATGGCGACGTAGTAATATACATCCCCGGACAGGTGCAGCTTCCAGACGGCGAATTGATACACTTCTGGATCGTCCTGCTCGTCCACCAGGGGAAAAGGACAAACCTCAAGGACTGTTCGCCCATGGAAGGTGTCGCCAATCTCCGGCAGCTCGTCCACGATGTCAGCGGATGCCGCGCCGGGGGCGGCGACGTTTGTTTTGAATGTGATGCTTTTCATGGTGTACCTCCTTCTCCCGTGTATATGCCCACGGGCGGGCTTATTATCAATCTTCCGGCGGGCGCTGCTCCAGGACGGTGAAGCATGATCTGATTTCCTGCAAACCGTGGCAGCACTCGCCGCCGGGGTAGCGGTAGATGCCGCAATAATCGTGATCGACAAGGGGCTGGATGCCCACCAATACGGCGGTATATCCATCGTTGCCCTTGATCTTCCAGGGATAGCCGTCTTTCAACAGACGGCGGATGCTATCGTATGCCATAGTCAAAACTCCTTTCAAAATGATTTCGCGGCGTTATCCTTCGACGGCGGCGGCAAACTGTTCCGGGGTGACTTCACCGGCGCGGGCCTGATCCGGGGAAAAGCCCTGATCCAGAATGTTTGTGATCCAGTCTTTCAAGAAGCGGTCAAGCTCGGCGCGCAGGCTGGGCCGCCAATGCGTTTCGTCCTCCCATACTTCTTGATACAGGGTGCCGTACTTCGTGAAGGGGCAATTATCCTGCTGGAAGGTGTGCGGGATGATGTTGCCGGTTTCACGATCCACCAGGAAGGTCATATCCGGGTCGCGCATGGTGTCGCCGTTCTGCTGGTAGGTGTGCATCATACCCCAAACGGGATAGCCCTTGAAGGTATAGCCCAGGCTTTCGATAGAAAGCGGCTCGTAGCCCTCGTGGGTGAAGGTGAAGGACTGCTCCGGCAGCTCGCGCACGGCGTCCAGGAAGGGCGCGAGGCGCTTGTAGTTGAAAGATGAATACCGGGTTTTGTTGATGGTCATGGTGTTGGCCTCCTTTGAAATAATCTTGCGGCGTTGGTTTTCCGCGACGATCCCGGCGGGGATCGTTTCGGCCCGTAACCGGCGGGCCATCATCAGGCGGAATGGTTTTGCGGCGTTATGCTGCGGGCATGGTGCGCTTGCCGTTCTTGCACACATACTTGATATAGGCTTGATAGATTTCCTCCATGCTCTTGTCCGCAATATTCTCATCGCGGAACACGATCAGGAATTGCCCGATGTTCAGAAGGTCGCCCAGCATTTGAAGGGCGTCGGGCTTCGGAAGGTGCATAAAGCCGTGTTTGAAATTGCGCTCCTGCGCGGCGGCCTGCGCGTTGACATCTTCCAGGACGTAGGGCGGGAGCTTGCTGGTATCGACATACCACCGCACAGCGCCGCAATCGTCGATGTGGGCGACATTCTGATAATCGCCGTACTCCTCGCGGGCCAGGTTGAAAACCGTCGTCCCGTTGCCCAGGCGGCCAAACATGAGATCGTAAGCAAGATTTTTCCGCTGCTGCTTGCGCCACGCTTCGGCATCATACTGGTTTTCAAAGAAGCGACCATAACCGGCATAATAGAAGGTCTTGCCGCCGTCGTAGCTATGCCACAACTGGACGTTATAGCGGGCCTCCTTCGGGGCGTCCGGCTGATAGATCAGCTTCGGCTTGCAAATGGTTTCCGCCGGATCGGTGCGCTGCTTGTAAATGCAGCCCGTCCAGGTCTGGCAGGCCGTCCCCTCGCAATCCTTCCCAAAGCGGGTGCAATCGGGGCACATGGGGTTGACGGAGCTTTTTTCAATGGGGGTATTGTACGGGGTTTTCATGGTGCTGGCCTCCTTCAAAATGATTTTGCGGCGTTACGCTGAAATGATTTCGGCAAACCGTTCCGGGGTAAAGCTGGCGCGGTATTTTCTTTCAAGCCCCCAATCTGCATAGGGGATTTCGGGGAAAAAGCGCTCTACATCGTCGCGGATTTCGGCAAAGTGAATCGCTATCGCGTTGTAAGCGTCCACAAGAGGCTCGATGTGCTCCAAGGCCGCTTCCAGGGAGCGCGCTTCCTTTTCCTTCTGCTCCGCGCGGGCGATCATGGCGGCGGGGTCAATGCGGCGGTTGCTGGTGCTGCAAATGGTGAGATAATCCCGGTCATTGTAATTGCTGGCGCTGTAAGAAATGGTAACATCCACATGGTCATAAGACTGGCTCATATAGGCGCGGACGGCTCCGGGAAACAGGCTCACAAGCTGCGGCTCAATGCGCTTTGTGATGTACTGGCCGTTCAGCTTGTCGGCCATGATGCGCAGGGCGGCGGCCTCGCGGCGCTCCTTGCCAATATCCGCAAGGGCCTTTTTGCGCGCGGTTTCAATGGCTTCGGCGTCGATGGCTTTCAATGTGTTGTAACTCATGGTGTTGGCCTCCTTCTGTTTGTTACGGTGTACCCCGTTTGTCAATGCCATATTATCACGGTGTACCCCGTTTGTCAAGCCCCCTTTGCAAAATTTTTTCGGGGAAATTTTCAGCGGATGCGGGCGGCAAATTCTTCCGGGGAGCAGGGCGGCTCCATCTTGTTTATATCCGGGAAAATGCTGGCGCGCTGGATCGTCACAACCTGGACGGGGGCGGGCGCTGGATCGTTTGAAATGGTTGCGGGGCGTTGCGGCTCCGGCGGCGGATTCTTGCGGGGCCGTCCACGCTTGCGGGGAGCTGGCGCGGGGGCCGGATCGGCGGCAGGGGCAGCGGTGGCGGGGGCCTGCGCTTCCTTTGCGGCCTTTTTCGCGGCGGCAGCAGCGGCGCGTTTTGCTTCCTTTTCGCGGGCAGCGGCGCGCTCCTTTGCGGATGCGTGCAGGGCGTTCAGAATGGGCAGCAGGAAGAACACGGCGGCGGGGATATATAAATACCAATACTTCATAGCGGCGGCCCTCCTGCCCGCGTACAAGGCCCACGGGCGGGCGCTGGAATAATCAGGCGGCGATGCTTGCGGCAAACTGTTCCGGCGTCACCGTCGGGACGGCGGTATATACAACCGTTTTCCCGTCCAGTTTTCGCAACTGGAAGATGCAGCCGGGATTATCGGCGGCCACGGCGTCCAGCATTTCCATAATCTTCTCGGCGTCCTGCTTCTTATAGCGCGGGGCATAAAACCTTTTCATGCCCACGGTGCCCTCGCGGAGATTCGTCAAGAGGAAACGCTTTTCACCGGCGGGCCGGGAATAAACAAAGTAATCATACGTCCAGGGGGCTTTATCGTCGGAAATGGTTTCGGGGCGTTGCGTCGCGGCGGGCTTTTCAACCGGCGCGGCGGGCGCTTCCGGCGCTTTCCAGGGCTTGCTATCCACGCGGACGGGCAGCAGGCAGGCGCGGCCCTCGTCGGCTACAATGAAAATCGGGCTAACCATGCGGGCGTAGGGATCGACGTTTACATACCATTTCGCGGCGGGGAACAGGCGAATAATATCATACAGATACTTCATGTTGACGGCGGGAAATTCGGTGCCCAGGTCGTAAATCCCCTTGTGCGTCGGCTGCTGCTTTTCGGCGGCGATAAAGGTTTTCACGGCGTCGGCGTCCGGCGCGGGCATTTCGACCACTTTTCCGGCGTCCAGGGCGGCGAATACATGAGCCAGAATGTTGTTATTCGCGGCAGCGCGGGCGGCGGCGCGGGCCGGATCGGGGCGGCAAGTCCAGGTTTCCCGCATACCGGCGGGGGCGGCGTTCAGACAATAGGCCCGAAAACCATCCATCGCGCAAGTGCGGCCCTGCTCGTCCGTCCAGGCGTCGTGCAGGCCCTCGCGGGGCAGCTTGCGGGCGGCCCGCAAAAGGGCATTGACGACGGCGGCGGCGGTTTTCTCGTTGTATTTCATGGTGTTGGCCTCCTTCAAAATGATTTTGCGGCGTTTGGTTTTCCGCGACGATCCCGGCGGGGATCGTTTCGGCCCGTGACCGGCGGGCCATCGTCGGGCGGAATGGTTTTCAAGCGTACAGGGCGGACAATTCACCGGCCAGGGCTTGCGCGGCGCGGTATGCCTTGAAAGTGAGCTTTTTATTCCAGCTATTCATACCGGCGGAAAAGAAGAATCCTGCTTTTTCCAGGGCGGCGCGGGCGGCGTCCGTCGGCTTGCTTTCAAAGATGATCCGTGTGCGGCTTGTTTCGCCGTCAAAGAGGATTTTCCAGCCCTTGCCCTTGATGCTTTCCCCGATAAAGGTTTTTTCCGGGACGGGGCCGCGCGTCGCTTTTCCGTCGGCCTTGACAACCGGCGCGGGATCGGCGGCGGGAGCAGGATCGGCAGCGGGGGCGGCGGGCGTTTCTTCCACGGCGGCGGGGGAAATGATTTCGGGGCGTTCATCGGCGGCGGGAGCAGGATCGGCAACCGGGGCCGGGGCGGGCTGCTCGTTGCGGGCGGCGGCCAGGGCGGCGGCGTATTCGGGATGATCGGGATTGAAACGGATGCGCGTTTTTTCGGGCTTGCCGTCATGCTGGACGAACACGAAAACGGAGCCGGACGGGGTAACAGAATATTCTGCGGGGAAAGTCTTGCCCTTGACGGTGATGCTGGACGCGGTGAAGGTGTAAACGGTTTTCATGGTGTTGGCCTCCTTCAAAATGATTTCGTTTCGTTGCGGTTTTCCGCGACGATCCCGGCGGGATCGTTTCGGCCCGTGACCGGCGGGCCATCGTCGGGCGGAATGGTTGCGGGGCGTTGCGGGCGGGGCGGGGATTATTCCCCGTCCGCCTGCTTTTCGTCGGTGATGTTGAGAATCAGTTTTACAGCCTTTTCGGCGCGGGCGGCGGCGGAAATAATCATCCGTTTGTCGTCCTTCAAAACGCGGAGCCAGGACTGAATATAGGCGGCGGAATTTTTGAACGTGGACGGCGTTTCCATGCCGATTTCGTGCAGGATGCAGGCGGAGCCGATTTCCGCGACAAGCTCCTCTTTGCTGTACGATTCGGAGCCGAAAGCGGCGGCGGCGATCCCGCTTTCAAAACGATTCAGCCGCGTTACATGGCCGGTGCTATGCGTCGCCTCATGGAAAGCGGTGCCGTAATATTCGCCGGTGCTATCGAATTGCTCCATCAGGGGCAGGCAAATATAATCCCTGGACGGGGAATAATACGCCCGATCCCCGATCACGTTCTCAAGGCGGATGCCCTCACGGCGCACATAATCAGTCAAGATGCTTTCGGCGTGTTCGTCGGGGGATGCAACGGCGGGCAGCTTTTTATCCCATTTCGGCGCGATCCCGTCGCAATCGTCGATATGGAACACCTGGAAATACCGCAACACGGGCAGCCCCTCAATGACCGGCTTTCCGTCGGCGTTCGTGACCACGTTCCCGGCGGCGTCCTTCTTTTCACGCTGGAGCACTTTCCAGAACACGACGATTTTACTTTTCGCGCCCTTCTTGACCATGCCGCCCTCCTGCTTGCACTGATTGAACGTGATGTATTCGCCGGGGCGGTTGAGGAGCATCTGATTCAGCAGGGAATAGGCGCGGCCGGTTGCGTGGGAGATAGCGCCAGAATTAACGCCCGTCCAGGGCTTTTTCCAGGGGATGATCCCCTTTTCCAGCTGCTCAATGATGCCGTTGGCAATTTCGGTGTACAGGTCTTTCATGGTGTTGGCCTCCTTCAAAATGATTTTTTCGCCTTGTGTTGTGTTCGGTGTACCCCGTCCACGGTGCCCATATTATCACGGTGTACCCCGTTTGTCAACCCCTTTTCAAAAAATTTTTTTCGGGAAATTTTTTCGGGGCCGTCCGGCGGTGTTTCCCGCCGACGTGAAAAGCATAGCACAAAAAACGGCCCCGGCGGGAAGGGGCCTGTTTTTCGGGGCATGTACCCCCTACGGGGGTAAAAAAATTTTTCGGGCCGTAACGGGCGCACGCGCGTTTTATGTTCCCGCGTGTATGCGTGAGCGCATCCAGCCCGCCCCGCCTGGACGCGGGCGGCGATCCGTCCGGCGGAAACATGGACGGCCCCGACGGTGAACGATCCGCCCCGAATGGCGCAAACGGTTATAGGCCCCCGGCGGCGTCCTGGCATCCGGCCCCCGGCGGCCCCTGGACGCCTCCACGCGCGCGGGGGCTGCTGCCTGCATCCCTGGCAACGTCCCCGGCGGCGATCCCTGGACACGTCGCCCCGGCGGCCTGCGCGGGCGCGCGTGCGGGGAGCTGGCTGCTGCCTGGACGCTGGCCGGAATTGTAAACCGTCCCGGCGGGCGATCCGTCCGGCGGCGATCCTGGACGCGGGAACGGCCTGCCCCGTCCCGGCCCCGTCCGCCCCGCGCCGCGCGTTTTATGTTTCGGCCCGTCCGCCCGCGTTCCCGCGTTGCGTCCCCTGGCCGCCCGCGTCCGGCGGCCCGCGCCATCACGCGGCCCCGCGCGCCCTGGATGCAACCCCTCCGGGGTTGCTTTTACCGCGCAACGCGCCACGCCTGCCCGCATCCGCCCGCGCCCCTGCGCCCTTGCGCGTCCGCGTCCGCGCCTCACGCCCCCGCGCCCTCACGCGCGCCCCTACGCGCGCCCTCACGCGCGCGCCCTCGCGCCCCCGCACACGCGCCTGTCGCGCGCTCGCGCCCGCCCGCCCGTGTGCGCGCCCGCCCGCTTGCGCGTGTAGGTACTGCGCGCGTGATTTTTCTCCTACGCGGGCGCTGGGAGCCCACCATTTGGCTAATTTTTTTATTTTTTTTATGAATTTCATTCACCTGGGCAGGCCAGAAAAGGCCCCTCGCGCACGCGCGCGCGGATAATTAGAAGGGGGCAAAAATAGGCACCAGGGCGGCGGTTGCCCTGATGCCTGATGCGGGAATGAAATTGACGGTGAGCCTGATTTCACCTCTGAATACAGGAACAGCGCCGGGATATTTCACCCGGCGCTGTGCTGTCAATCCTCGTCCTTCTTCCTATGGAAGATGCAGCCGAACACGCCATTTACAAAGACGTATTGCGGTTCGGATTTGGATGCGTTTGGTGGAGCATACGCTTTCAAATCCGAACACTCCGGGGCGGGAAGGTCGGCGGAATTGATAAGGTCGATATAGGAAACCTGTTTGCCGCCGCGTATGTTGTAGAAGGTAATGAGCTTATCGTCGTAGAGATAGACGGCATTGATAAACACGTCGATGATGCGCTTGCGAAATTCCTCATCCAGCGGATCGCCGGTACAGAATTTCTTTAGCCATGCGCGCACTTCTGTTTCGGTGAGCTGGATTTCCTGGGCGATGCGCAGGCGGGCAAGGTCTGTTTCCATTTCCGCTTTCTGCGCTTCCAGCGTTTCCATGCGGGCGTAGATTTTCTTGTGCGCTACCTTGGGGCTGTCCACCAGGGCGTCCACCAGCTTGTCCAGCTCGCGGTCTATCTGCTTCAAGGCTTTGTCCAGATCGTCCACGCGGCTATCGGAAAACTCTTTTTTGTACTCCTGCACGACGGCCTTTGCGACGCGGGCAGCGCGGGCGGGCGTCAAGATATACTGCATCGTCTGTTCGACAATATACCATTCGATAAAATCCTTGCGCTCGTTCTTCTTCTTACAGGTATGCTTCTTCTTTTTGTCCGCGCAAGCATAGTAATTGTACGTTTCCCCGTTCCGTGACCGGCCAGATTCCCCGATCATGGGCGCACCGCAATGGCCGCAGTAGGCTTTCCCCTGCAAGAGATATTCCACCTTTGCCTTGTTCGCAGCAGGCGCGCGGGCGGTGAGCTTCAAGCGCTCCTGCACTTTCTGGAAAGTGTCGTCGTCTATGATGCGCTCGGAAAGGCCGGGGATCACTTCACCCTTATAGGTGAAGCGCCCGACATAGGCAGGATTCGGCAAGGCGCGCTGAAATGCCGTGATGGAAAGCGGCTTGCCAGTCTTTCCACGGACGCCGCGCCGGTTCAATTCGTCGATGATCTCTTTCTTGGGGACGCCCTGGGCGTACTGGTCAAACACATAGCGGATCACTTCTGCGGCCTTGTCGTCAATGACGAGCTTCTTATTCGCCACCTTGTAGCCGTAGGGTACAGGGCCGCCGCAGTATGTTCCCTTCGCCATGCTCTCACGCTGGCCGCGCCGGATATTCTGTGACAGGTTGGCGCTGTAATACTCCGCCATGCTTTCCAGCAGCCCTTCCAGGATGATGCCCTCCGGGCTGTCGGTGATGTTCTCCTTGACGGACACCACCTTGACGCCGTATTTCTTGAGCTTGGCCTTGTAGATCGCGCTGTCGTAACGGTTGCGGGCAAACCTGTCCAGCTTCCAGACGATAACCATTTCAAACTGACGCTTGGCCGCGTCCTCGATCATGCGCTGAAAATCCGGGCGCTGATCCTTGGTGCCGGTCAAGGCCCTGTCTATGTATTCCGCTATGACGGTGATCCCCTGCTGCTTGGCCCAGGCGTAATTATCGCGGAGCTGTCCTTCGATGGATTGCTCCGTCTGGCCGTGGGAAGAATAGCGTGCGTAAATTACAGCTTTCATGCGCGAAACTCCTTGACTTTTCACGTTCTCCGCGCTATAATAAAATAGCAAATCGGACAAGTGGTGTTGGCTGATTTTGCGGCCCGTCCTGGGAAACCGGGGCGGGCATTTCTTATTTGCGTTCTTCCGCAATCAGATATACAAATTCGTGCGCGCCGGAAACAAAGTAGTCGATGTAATAATCATAATTGCAGGAGCAGACATAGACCCTCTTTCCTGTTTCAATGGCCTGCGCGAGCGATTCTTCCAGCCTGCCGCCTATTTCTTCATCGAAAATCCGCACGGCATCGTCCGTCGCGGACTTCCTTGCAAGGGATGGGCCTTTTTCATAAGAAGCATCAAATTCCAGGGCGGAAATCGCCATGATGCAGCTCGTGGCGAAAAGCTCATTGTCCGCGTCGTCGTCGGTCATGGAGTAGAAGGTCATGGTTACGTCGTGAATGTCATACGATCCGGGATATACACCTATGCTCCCGGCGCTGGATTCAAACACAAGGTAGTCGCCGGATTTATACGGCGGAAGGGCCGAATAGGTGCTCGCGTCAAATTCAAGGCCATTCTGGCAGGCGTAGGCCGCAAAGCGCGAGGAATACAATTCAAGAAATTCCACCAGGCCGCGCGTGTTCGTGGATTCCGCCACGGCGACGCAAGGGATCATCAGGGCGACGAGGAACAGGGCAATTAGTTTCTTCATGGTATATCCCATCCTTTCCACCATGCTTCCGGGTAGATTATGCCGTTTCGGATTTTGTACTTTCTTTTTGCATGGAAGGATTACCGGCGAAGCCGCGCACGGTTGTAAGCACCGTTTCACGGGCGGCGGCAGATAACCCCCGAAACAGAGAAACAAGCTCCGTTTCCTGATCCGTCGCGCATGTCAGCGCGACGGTGTTTCCGTTTGGGGTAAAATCCTCCGGCCTTTCGTATTCATCCAGCGCCAGGTAGTCCAGAGGGACGCCGAAGAAAGCACATAGCTTGTTGACCGTAGAAAGGCGCGCGTTTTCCGGGCCGCGCTCATACAGGCCGACAATCGTTGTGTACGGGACGCCGCTTTGCTGGGCCAGCGTGTGCTTGTTCAGCTTTTCACGCTCCATCAGCCAGTCCAATTTTTCTAAAAAGGTCATGGTTTTCCCTCCTGTCCATTCCATTATAGGATATTACCCCTCCCAGGTCAAGAAAAAAATTACCGAAAAAGGTAAAAAAGGTATTGACAAGCTACCGAAACCGGTATATCATGGTAAGCGAGTTACCGAGAACGGTATTTCGGAAAGGAGGAATAGGGGTGCTGCTCCATCTTATCACGGCAATGGATGTAAAAAACATCTCCACTTTGGCGCTGGCACAGCTCATTGGGACGACGGAAAAGACCGCCTACAATAAAATCCGTGGAATTACGGATTTCACGATGCCGGAAGCGGTCAAAATCAAAGTCAATATGTTCCCGGAATACGATCTTTGTTATCTCTTTGAGCCTGTAAAGGGAGAAGTGGCGGTGTGACCATGGCAGCGGAAAAGAAGGAAGAATATATCCAGATCGGATATACCGCCCTGCGCGACCCGAAAACCGGGGACTATCTGCCCGCTGTGCCCCTGTACATCAAGGCGGAGGGCGACGCGGGCGAAGCGGAGCAGAAGGTGATTGACGACATCGGCAATCTGCTGGCCCGCCGGATGAAAGCCTATGTTGACGGGTGCCGGGAAGCGGGGGCGGAAGTGTGAAAAAGACAATCGCCGTTGATTTCGACGGGTGCCTGTGCGAAGCGAAGTGGCCCGACATCGGCGCGCCGCGCTGGAATGTTATCAATGAACTGCGCAAACAGCAGGCCGACGGCGCGAAGCTGATCCTGTGGACGTGCCGGGAGGGGCAGCAGCTCCAGGCGGCGGTGATGTGGTGCCTTAACCACGGGCTGAAATTCGACGCCATCAACGACAACCTGGAAGAAAACAAGGAGTATTTCGGGAACAACAGCCGCAAGGTATGGGCTTCCGAGTATTGGGACGACAAATCGGCCCTTGTCGTCAACGCTGGGCCGGTGACGAACATCGTCTATCGGAACTACTACGGCGACGGCGGCGTGATGGTGAAGCGGTGGAAGGGAACCGACGAGGCGCTGTATGCGCTGTCCCCGGATGGAAAAACAACGCCCTTTATCCTTCCCGGCAAGACGCTGTGGGGACGCTTGAAAGCGTGGTGGAAGCTATGGCGCTGCGAATGACCGAGGAAGAATTTGCGGAGTTTCAGCGGCAGCATAAACAGCGGATCATCCAGAAGCCGGATTACACGGCCCGCGTGGAACAGGAAACGCCGAAACGCCAGAAATACGGCAACCGGCGCGTGGAGGTTGACGGGATATGGTTTGACAGCCAGCACGAGGCCAATTTCTACCAGACATTGATGATCCGCGTGCGGGCCGGGGAACTGAAAACCGTCTGCCGCCAAGTGAAATTTGACCTTCCGGGCGGGATCGTGTATGTGGCGGACTTTGTGACCATCCGGCCAGATATGACCGTAGAGGGCGTTTATGACGCTAAAAGCCCCATCACAAAGAAGAACAGGACGTACATCAACAAGAAAAAGCAGATGAAAGCCTGCTGGGGGATCGAGATACAGGAGGTATAGCATGGCCGCAAAGCGTTTTCACATCGCCACGCCGGATCAGCTACGGGCGCTGGCGGAATTTGTGAAGGACGGGAAGCTGAACACCATGATAAGCGTGTGGACGGCCACAAAGCGGCGGCAGGGCGCGACGCGCTGGGACAATGCAATCTTTGTCGGCTTTTCCGGGGATCGGAGGCGGACGGCGGAGGTTGTGCGGATCGACGCCAACGGCGAATTGGTGTACTGCGCGACGCTGCGCTATAACCTGGCGCTGAACTGGTGCGAAAAGAACTTGCGGGAAGTGTACGACTGACCATGCGGCGGCAGGATTGCGGGCGTGCGTGATGATAAGACCTTCTTCATGCTGTTTCAGAGTTACCTCCTTTGAAATAAAAACCCGAAAATCACGCGAACGCAACGCCTGGGCGGTTCGATTCCGCCCCGTCGCTCCAGTAGATTGGTGCGCTACGCTTCAAAAGCAACTACACAAAAGAACAAAGAAGCGTGACAGCCGGAAATAGACCGGCAATCATGCGGGCGTGATTGGCTGAAAGATCGCCAATGGCAAACGGCTGAAATACGCCGCTCCCGGTTCAAATCCGGGCGTCCGCACCAGCCCGACACGGGCAAAAATACTACAACAGGAGGCCAAAACTATGGAAAATCCGATCTATCGCATCAAGGTTGAGATCGTCGGGGACGAGAAGGGCAACGAAATCGACGAAACGCTGCGGGGGGGGGTAGAGTGTGACGGCTTTGCCATCATCGCCAATCAAGGAAAAGGCGGTACGGTTTGCCTGCACGCAATATCCAACATTGATCTCGCCGCACACATCGCCGGAAGCGGCGCGCTGATGGCTTCGTCCCTGATTGCCCATGCCATGCGCGAGGGTAAAAAGTACATCCGAGAAGATAATAACCCGCTGGCTGATCTTCTCAAAGCGATGTCCAAATAACGCGGACTGACAGCCGGGAAAGACCGGCATCCATGTGGGTGTAGCTTATAGAAAGCCCCGATCTCCAAAATCGGCAGTTGCAGGCCCGTACCCTGCCGCCCGCGCCAATTCTCCGTGGACGCCCGGAGGCATAGCTGGACGCTATGGCAACGTGAAGCGCAGTCCGATTCTGCAAACCGGTCACGGTTCGATTCCCAGCCGGTGCTGGTGCAATATCGTTGCCCGTCAGGGAATACGTCGGATGGGGTAGGAAGTCCTGAACGATCCCCCTCAAGCGGCACGCTGTAATTGCGGTTGCGACAGCCAACCAAGAGGCCGTTTTCTCTGTCTGGCAGCCGGGAAAGACCGGCATTTGCCAACACCACGGGAAGGAGGGAGCCATGCGTCCAACCGACAGCATGGAGGAAATCAGGATCACCGCGCCGGGGCCGGGGACGTGCCCCGTCTGCGCGACGAAGCACGACGAGCGCGATCCGCACGACAGGGACAGCCTGTATTATCAGAACCAGTTTTACAAGCTGCACAAACGCTTCCCGACGTGGGCGGACGCCATGAGCCATTGCAGCGCCATGACGCAAGCCATCTGGAGGGACAAGCTGAAAAAGCGGGGCATCGTCGTGGAAGTACCAGAGGACGCGGTGAAGGATGGGCAATAACGGATGGCTTGACATACAAAGCTGTCCGATTGCGGAGAAGCCGGAGGAGGCGCGGCCTGTCCTGATATGGCACGTTTTTCAAAGGGTGATGGTCACGAACACGCAAAAGGCGCGGGATAACCGATTCAATGTATATTGGCAGGAAATCCCGGAGGGCTGGATCGACGCCGCGATAAAGCCGCCGACGCGCCGGGACGCAGACCCGCAGAATTGCGTAATCATCAGGGACAAATGGGGCGAAATCCACATGAGGGGATGGCACCTGGTCGCGGAAATGGCGGAGGGCGTTTTCTGGATGCCGCCGCCGGGGCCGCCGGACAACTATCAAGAACTGCGCGACGGCGCGGATTAAGGAGGAACCATGACGACAGAATTAGCCAACACCAGCGGACAGAGTATCAGGGTGATCGACGGGCTGGCATTGCAGGCCCGCGCGCTGCGGCTGTCCATCAACGTGAATATGTGGCAGCTTGCCAGGGTATTCACGGAAGCGAAAGAGCTTGTCCCGCACGGCGAGTGGGAGCAATGGCTCAAGGACAACGCCGACGTGAGCGTGCGCACAGCACAGGACATGATGGCGGCCTACAAGCGGTTTGGGGACAATCCGCAGTTTGATGGGCTGGGACAGGCCAAGACCTTCAAGCTCCTGCCCCTGCCTGCCGGAACCGAGGAAAAATTCATGGAGGAGCACGACGTGGCCGCCATGAGCACGCGGGAAGTGCAGGAAGCCGTGAAGAAGGTACGGGACGAAGCGCAGGCGGAGATTGACCGGGAACGCAAGGCCCGCCTGGAAGCGGAACGCCGCGCCGAGGAAGCGGAGAACAGGCCGCCGGTGATCCCGGACGAGCTGACGGACGAACTGCGTGCCAGCAAGGAAACCATCGAACAGCAGAAGATCGAGGTACAGCGGCTTGCGGAGCTGGGCAACGAAGCCCTGGCGGAGCAGCGGCGGCTTTCCAAGGAAAACGCCGACCTTCAACGGGAAGTGCGGGAACGGGACGAAATGCTGACAGAACAGCAGGAGGACTTGAGCCGCGCGCAGCAGGAGCTTTTGAACGTGCAAAGCGCCATCGCCAAGGGCGACGCGGAGCGCGTGCCCGCCGACCAACTGACGGCGGACGCCTTTGCAAGCGCCGTCCGCGCCTTTATCGGCACGGTGGCCCGGATGCCGCACATGAGGATGGTGTTTTCCACGATGTCGCTTTCCGAAAAACAGGAGTACAGCGTATTGCTGGAAACCGTGGAAAAGTGGGCCGAGGACAGCCGCAAGGCGCTGGAAACGACGTATGTTGACGGGACGGTGATCTATCATGAGTAATAACAATCTGCCTATGAAGCCGGAAGAAACAGGCGCGCTGGTGGTGACGCCGGAGGCCCTGGGCGGGATCATTACGGAGCTGATGCGGCCCGTGATGCAGACCATCGGCAAGATGCTGGAAAACAACACGGCGGCCCTGGAGCAGCTTTCCGCCGCGCAATCGGTACAGAATGACCGGCTGGAGGCGCTGGAAAAACAAATCCGATTGCAGACGCCGGTTTCCGGCAAACAGGTTTCCTACCTCAACGACGCGATCCGGGCACGGGCGCGGGAACTGCTGGACAAGCGGGACGTGGACGACGGCAAGGCCACCGTGAAGCTGGGGAACCACATACGCAAAGCCGTACTGTCAAGGTACGGCGTTTCAACCCTTCGGGAAGTACCGAAGCACGAGTACAACGTCGCCTTGCAGCAGATCGGGATGTGGAACGATATGCTGACCGTGCGCGACGTGGTAAAGGAGGCAAGAAGCCGTGCTGAAAGCGCTGAACAATCTGCGGGTATGGATGGTTAAAAAGCGCCTGCCCGCGCGCTGGATCAACCGCGTAAGCGCTGTTTACCTCCATTTCTTGAAAGGAGCAGGCACATGAAGATCAAACTTGACCCCGGCGCGATTGCGCCGACGCGCGCCCACGAAACGGACGCGGGGCTTGACCTGTACGCAAGGGACGGCTGTATCGTGGAAGCCAAGGGCGACGCCATTTTCCATACCGGCGTCCACGTCCAGATACCCCACGGGTGCGCCGGATTGCTCGTCAGCAAAAGCGGGCTGAACGTCCGATACGGGAACACCAGCACCGGCCTTATCGACGAGGGGTACAGCGGGGAAATCACCGTGAAGCTATACAACCACAGCGGGCGCGATTACGAGGTTAAGGCAGGCGACAAGATCAGCCAGCTTGTGATTATCCCCGTGAAATACGAGCCGGTGGAGATCGTGGACGAGATCGGCGGCGGTGAACGCGGGGACGCCGGTTTTGGAAGCACAGGGAGATCATAACCGGCAGAAGGAGCCAACACCATGAGCCAAGTTAATTTCGTTCAACAAATCAACCTGTTCATGGAATACGCACGCCGAAACAGACTGACAAGCTATGACCGCATTTTCTGGCTGGGATTGTTCTACTGTGCAAACAGGCTGGCAATGGGAGCCGAAAATCACGAATGGCCCGACGACTTTTTCCAGGTGAGTAATTCCGAGCTTGATGATTGGGCTGGTTTGGAGGAACGGGCGATCAGGAACAGCCGGAACCGGCTGAAACAGATCGGATTGATTGATTTTCAGAAAGGGGACGGGAAACGGCATGACCCCTATTACAAAATCAATTATCTGTCTGTTATCGGGTACAAAATTGTACCCGGTAGTGTAGGCGATAACCCGCCTATCGGGAGCAAAAACGCCGCCGGTAGTGTAGTCGGTAGTGTAGGCGATGGTGTAGGCGATGCTGTAAGCGGTCATGCAGGCGACGCGCCCCGTATCGGGAGCAAAAATGCCGCCGGTAATGCAGGCGATCCCTTATATCCTCCTTCCTCTCCTGGTATGTATATAAATACAAACAGGGGTACGGCAAAAACAGACACAAGCATAGCGGCAGAAGCAAAAAGGAGGATGGCAGCGCGCGCGCAGGCGTGCGAAGGGCTGGTTGATCTCAACGGAACCTTTACCGGCACGGAAGGACTGGTGCCCTTACCGTGGGACGATCCGGGGGTGAGAAGGTGACGACGGAGGACGCCAACAAACTGCTGGCCCTGGCGAAAGCCAATTACAGCTACGCCTTTAAGACCATGACCAACCAGGAAAAGCTCATGCTGGTGCAGAGCTGGGCCTTTGCCTTGCAGGACATCCCCACGGATATTGTGATGCTGGCCTTTATGCAGCTTCTTTCGACGAGCAAGTGGCTTCCTACGGTGGCGGAAATCCGGGAACAGGCCGGAAAACTGCATCACGAAGCAAGCTCTATGCTGTTTGAAATCCGCAGCGCGGAAGAAATGGACGAGTTTTGCGCACGGTCAGACGATCCGAGCCTGCGGCGGACGCCGGAGGAACAGGCAAGGATTGACCGGCACCGGGCCACACAACGGGCAGTAGCCGACAACATCCTGGCAAAGACCGGGAACCTTGCGCGGGGAGAGCGCGGGAACGAGAACGGATTGACCCTTTCCGCCATGGTGGACAGCGCCGAAAGGCGCGGCGCGCTGGCGGGAGGCGACATGATCCGGGGGCTGATGATGCCGCCGGAAGCCTTGCAGGGAGCAGCCTATCGGCTGGAGGAAGGAGAGGACGAATGAACCGATTGACGATTATCGGAAACCTGACGCACAACCCGGAAAGCCGCGTGGCGAACACACAGAACGGCGCGAAAACCGTATGCAATTTCACGGTGGCAGTCAACCGCGTTGTGCGGGGACAGAAGATCACCGAGTATTTCCGGGTGAGTTGCTGGGAAAAGCAGGCGGACAACGCCATGAAGTATCTGGCGAAGGGCCGCAAGGTGGCCGTGACCGGCCCCGTTACGGGGCGGGCTTACATGGGCAGCGACGGGCAGCCGAAGGTGAGCCTTGAAATCCAGCGCCCGGAGGAAATCGAATACCTGTCCGGGAAGCCGGAGGGCGGACAGGAAGCGGAAGCCGCGCCGCCGGACGACGGCTATATGCCGGTTGACGACGGGGACACACCATTTTGACGAAAGGAGCCAACACCATGCTTGAATTTTTCGAGAAGAAGCAGACGCGGGCGCGGAAGCGCCACAGGTGCCATATCTGCGGGAAAGCGATCTTGCCCGGTTGCGAGTACATCCACGAAAAGCAGAAGTACGACGGGGAATTTAACGACCTCAAGCGCCATCTGCATTGCGACGCGATCCTGGACGCCTATCTGGACGTGAGCAGCGAAAGCGAGTATTCGGACGATGAAGTGCAGGAATTTGTTTCGGACATCTGCGGGGAGCTGTTCGCCAAATGGCAATGCACCGAGGAGGACTTTTACGAAAAGTGCGACAAGGAACGGTGCTTTGAGTGCCCGCTTGTGTTCAAACGTCTGCTGAATCCTTCCCTGCTGGCGGCGATGGAAGCGGACGTAAAGGCAAACGAGGAGGGCGTAAAATGAAGTGCAACAGGTGTCCATATTTGCCGGAGCGAAGCGAGGCGGGAGATTACCCGGATTGCCCTGCGCCGGAAGAAAAGTGGACGACGTGGAAGGACGGAGAGGACGGATGCACGCTGACCCGGCGGCAGCTTGACAAAATGAACGAGGAATACAGCGATTACCTGGGCAACATGGGCGACGACATGGGAATCCAGTTGGATTTCAACAATAAGGGCTGGGAAATGGAAAAGGCCCTTGACGATATGCGGCACATGATCGGTCTGGATATGCTGAAACACAAACCGTACAAGCGTCACGGGAAGCTGTTTTATAAGCCATACCGAAATCACTGGGCCGGATTTAACAAGTATTTGGACTATATGAGCGGGGGGCTTGGCCTTGTGGAGAAGCAGGAGCCGAAATTGTTAGGCGGGATGCCGTATTACTACCTGACGCGCAGGGGGCTTGAATTCCTGGGGCGGCATATTGGCGTAACGATCCACAACGAGGAGGATTAACCGTGGGACAGAAAACGAAAATCGACTGGTGCGATAGCTCCTGGAATCCGATTACCGGCTGTCTGCATGGGTGCCCTTACTGCTATGCGCGGGGCATGGCGCGGCGCTTCGGCGGGAAGATCATCACCGGGCACGACCACCTGTATATCCTGGACGAACCGGCGCGGCGGGCGGATGGCACGATCAACCCATATCCTTACGGATTCGACCCGACATATCACAAATACCGGCTTACCATCCCGCAGGAATGGAAGAAACCGCAGACCATATTTGTGTGCAGTATGGCGGATATGTTCGGGGATTGGGTGCCGGAGGACTGGATCGACCAGATTTTCACGGCTTGCCTTGCCGCGCCGCAACATCGGTATCTGTTCCTGACGAAGAACGGGAAGCGATACATGGAACTGGCGAAGAACGGCGTGCTTGTGGACAGGGAAAACTTCTGGTACGGATGCAGCGTGACACGCCCGGAGGAACCTTTCTTTTTCAGCGACAGATACAAGACCTTTGCCAGCATCGAGCCGATCCTTGAGCCTTTCGATTGGGTGCCAGGGCTGAATCATATCGAACTGCCGGACTGGATCATCACCGGCGCGGAAACCGGCAACCGAAAAGGCAAGGTGAAGCCGGAAAGGGACTGGCTGGACGGGATTATCAACGGATGCGCGGAGCATCATATCCCGCTGTTTATGAAGGAAAGCCTGCGGGAGCTGACGGGCAGCGACTTCAAGCAGGAATTTCCCTGGGACTGAAAGGAGGCCAACACCATGCCGAACAGGGCGCAGAGGCGCGCCATGATGCGCAATCAGACAGAAAAAAACAAGGCGCTGATTGCGGATTATACCAAACAGCAACGGATCGCCGGACTTATACAGAACGGGATCACGCAGAAAGACCTTGAGGATGAATACGAAAAGGGGCGGCAGGCTGGATTTAAGCAGGCGGCGGAGCCGATCATCAAGTGCTGCTACGCAGGGATCATCCTTGCCCTGCATGATGAATTTGGCTTTGGGGAAAACCGCGCCTACCGCGCAATCAAGGCCGTGGACGAGAAGATCATTTGGGCGCTGAACCATTCGGAGCTATGCGACGAAGTGCTGGAAAAGACGGGGCTTGAGCTGATGCTTGATGAACCGTTTGACCGGGTACAGAAGAAAGAAAAATAAGGAGGCCAACACCACTATGTATTTGCAGATCATGTGCTCCTGCTGCGGACACAAAAGCAGGAAATTCAAGTATGACAGATTCAGCCGGATCGAACCGGCAGAGGAAATCGTCAAGGCGGGCTGGGACAGCTTCGGAAGCGCGTTCTACTGCCCGAAGTGCGTAAAGACCTGGGAACAGCGCAACGGGAAAGACCGGCCCTTGTGGGGCAAAGTGCATACCAGAGAGCGCGTTTATCAGGAAATGGTCAGCGACCTTTTGCGGGAAATCGAGTATCTGCAATCTGGTGAATATGACCTATGAGCAAGAAGCCAACACCCGACGAATTGCTGGTAGCAATCCACAAGCATTGTTTGGAGTGCAGCGGCGGCAGCCGGAAGGAGGTACAGAATTGCAGGCTCAAGGGATGCAATCTGTACCCATACCGGCAGGAACCGACAAGGCAGCGGGAAAAGCCGCCGAAAGGACAGATAACCTTATTCGATTTGGCGAAGCTCAAGGAGGCACAATGATGAACGGCACAAGGGAAATCGTGGTTGATAATTTCGCCGGAGGCGGCGGGGCCAGCACCGGCATTGAAATAGCGATGGGCCGGAGTGTGGACGTGGCAATCAATCACGATCCGGCGGCCATCGCCATGCACCGGGCCAACCACCCGGACAGCAAACACTACACGGAAGATATTTGGATGGTCGATCCCGTGGAAGCCTGCGAGGGAAAACCCGTCGGTCTGGCGTGGTTTTCGCCGGATTGCAAGCACTTTTCCAAAGCGAAGGGCGGAAAGCCGGTCAGCAAGCACATTCGGGGCCTTTCCTGGGTGATCCTGCGCTGGGCTATGACGGTGCGTCCCCGCGTGATTATGATGGAGAACGTGGAGGAAATACAGACCTGGGGGCCGCTGATGAAGCGGAAGGACGGCAAGACCATTCCCGACCCCGCGCGGGCGGGCGAAACCTTCCAGGGCTTTATCTCCATGCTGACAACCGGCATATCGCTGGATCATCCCGCATACCGGGAAGCCTGCGACTTCTTGAAGCCGAACACGCAGGAAGCGCTCAAGCTGGCGCTGGGGCTGGGCTATCACGTCGAACACCGGGAGCTGCGCGCCTGCGACTATGGCGCGCCGACCATCCGCAAACGGTTTTTCCTGATCGCACGCTGCGACGGGAAGCCGATCACCTGGCCGAAACCAACCCACGGCGACCCGGAAAGCATAGAGGTAAACGCCGGACTGAAAAAGCCGTGGAAGCCGGTTGCGGACGTGCTGGATTTCTCCCTGCCCTGCCCGTCCATCTTTGCCACGTCGGAAGAAATATGGGACGAATACCACATCCGCGCGGTGCGGCCACTGGCGGACGCGACCATGCGCAGGATCGCGCGGGGCATCCAGAAGTTTGTTATTGAAAATCCGCGCCCGTACATCGTGAATACGGACGGCAAAGAACAGATTGCGCCGAGCCTGATCCAATACCATGACGAACAAGGCGGCGGGGCACGCGGGCAGGAAGTGGACGATCCCCTCATGACCGTGGACGCCAGCAACCGCTACGGGCTGGTATCGACCTTCATCAGCAAGTATTACGGCGGGGATAACGTGGCAAGCGGGGCGGACAAGCCCCTGCCGACGGTGACGGCCATTGACCATAACGCGGTGTGCGCCGTGGCCGTGACGCAATTCAACAACCATTGCGACGGGCAGCCGGTGGATAAACCGCTGAACACCATGACGGCACAAACAAACCATTTCGGGGAGGTCTGCGCGTTCCTGGTGAAGTATTACGGGAACGGCGAAAACGCCGTGCCATGCGACAAACCAGCCCCGACGGTGACAGCAAAGGACAGAATGGGCCTTGTGACCGTGAAGGGGCAGGATTGCCAGATCGTCGATATTGGCCTGCGGATGCTGACGCCGAGGGAGCTTTTCAACGCCCAGGGCTTCCCGAAGGATTATATCATCGACGTGGACGCGGACGGCAAGCCCTATCCGAAATCCGAACAGGTGGCGCGCTGCGGGAACGCGGTATGCCCGCCGATCCCGACGGCGCTTGTGCGGGCGAATCTGCCGGAGCTTTGCAGAAAGGCGGGATAAGACCATGGGAAAACAGCCCAAATATCCAGTAGAAGAATACATAGGTCTTGATATGCCGTCCGATGATATGGACACAAGCATTACTGGATTCAAAAGCAAATTAGTCAAAACCAGGAAAGAAAGTCAATGTATGTACTGCGGAACAAAAATTGCCAAAGGCGATTATGCTCTTGCGGCAAGCGGTTTTTTAGACGGATGGGACAAGAAACCGTTTTACATTCATTACTGCATTGATTGTGCGGATGAAGAATTGTTGAATTTTCACGGAGAGGAACACGACGAAGAAGGTAACTGGCGAGAAGAAGCATATCAACGCTGGCTAAAGCGCGCAGAGGAAAGCGGCTTTGTACAACGAATTGAAGGAGAAGTACGACCATGAGCACGGAAGCGTGGAAGGACACGGGAAATTGCAAGGAGTGCAGGCGCGCGAAGTATTGCCATAAGCAATGCACGGCAAACAAGCGAAAGGCCGAGAATGAGGCCAAGAAAAAGGCGCGTGAAATCCTGGCGGCGACGCGGCGGGAGGATATGATGCGCGAAATCCTGGAATCCATGCGAAAGCAGCCGCCGAGCTTTGACAGAAAAATCATCATCCACGGGGCCATGATCTACGGGTGCCAAGACTGCGGGAGCCAATGGGTGATGTATCTTGAAAAGGGGCTGGAAGAAGTGTGCGAAGATCGAAAGCCCGTGCCTTTCGGCATCGTCTGTCCATTCTGCGGAGGCTTCCATGCCTACGACGTTTCCGGGTATTTGCCGCTTCCAAACACAAAATACGCAGAACTGCCGGAGGGTGAATCCTATTTTGAGAACAGGCCGGACAGGGATTGCGGAACGCCGAGAATCGCAAACCCTCCGAGGAGGTTCAGAGCATGAGCACGACATTATACCATTTCTGCGCGGCGCGTCATGTGAAGCGGATCAAGTATGAGGGGCTGCGCGTGGGCGGCGTCTATGTTCCAGGGCCAAAGGGCTTTCACCTGTACAGCGGGTATAGCTGGCTGACGACGGACGGCGACCCGAAGCGGCAGAGCTGGGCCACAAGGCAGATGGTGAAGTACAGCCGGACGGCATACCGGCTGACGGTAGAAATCCCGGACGAGTACGCGGACAGGATCATGGACAGGGACGCGCTGGAAAGGCATTTGCCGGGAAGTAAGGTGCTTTTCATCGGCTGGAAAGGCTCGGAGTGCTGGAGGGTGTACCGGGGTTTTATCCCGCCGGACTGGATCAAAACCATAGACGGCATGGAACAATGAAAAGCGCGAGCGCTCGCGGATTTGGAGGGAATGACCTTGGATAAGAACAAAGAAGCTGAACGGGGCGGGACGCCCATTCAAAAGGAGCAAGGCCCTGTTGCGGTGCGCAACAAGGACATCCCTCTTTTGACGGAAATCCTGTATATCATGCAGGATGTTTGCCTGCTGGAGCAGCGGCGGGACTGGCAACGTGACCGCATGACCAGCATTACCCAGCACTTAACGGGGATGCCGGGAGGCGGAGGCTTGCCGAAAGGGCTTGACAGCGCCTTTGCGATCCTGGCGGAGATCGACGAGGAGCACGAAGCGCAATGCAAGGAATACGCGCGGCAACTCCGCAAGGCGCAGAAGATTTTGAACGGGATCGAGAGCCGAACCATGCGGACGTTTGTTGTGATGAAGTACGTCATGGACGTGCCGGACGTGAAGATCAGGCAGGAGCTTAATATGACGTGGCGCGGATTTGACCGGGCGCGCCGCGCCGTGGAGGACGCGCCGAACATGGCGGCGGTGAAGTGGCAGGAGCGTTACATCGTTGTGCAGAAAGGCGAAAAATAGGCCCAAAAATTTTTTCCAAAAACGGGTTGAAATAAAAAGCCGAATGTGCTATGATGCTATTGTCGCCAGAAGTGGAAAGCGGACAACATTCGTTGCCCGCTTATTTTTATGCCCGGAAGGAGGCGAAACCATGGCTACGCCGAGCATTTACCTGGAAATAGACGCCAGCGAATTGCAGGGCAAGATCGACGCGCTCAAGGCCGTGGTGACGCCGGAAAGATTCAACCAGATCATGTATTCCATCTTCCAGCGGACGGGCGGCCATGTAAAGATGATACTGCGCCAGGACTTGCCCGTGGACTACCACGTTAAGGCGGGCCAGATCAACGCCGCCGTGGGAAGCCCGAAAATGACCAGCGGCGCGGGCGGCGTGGGCTGCGCAATCCCCATCCGGGACAGCCGGGGAACCATCGGCGGACGGTACGGGGCCAGCGGCGGCGCGCACGGCTGGAACAGCCTAAAGCGGAAATACCGCGTCAAGGGCAAGGTTGTCAAGGCGGGCGTGAGCACCCTGCCCACCCACATGAGCAGCTACGGCGGACAGCCGCCTTTCCGAAACCTGGGAAGCAAGCTGGGCGGCCTGACCTTTACCCGCGCGGGCAAGGGACGATTCCCCATCAAAAAGGTTGTGGGCATCGCCATCCCGCAGATGCCCATGAACAGAAGCCAAGCGGAAGTGCAGAAGGATATACTTGAATACATGGAGCAGCGCATCGAACACGAATTTATGCGGGCTATGCGCGTCTGACAGGTGATCCTATGGGCATATCAATGACGAAAAAAGAGCTTGCGACCATCGCAGGCTATACATACCGGCGGCTGTACGACATAGACCGGGATCAGCCGCAGGAAAAGAAACTGTTTGTAGAGGGCGAGGGCGGCAAGTACGACCTCGCTATTTTTGTGCAGCGGTGGGTTGACTACAACGTGAATAACGAAACCGCCGACGTGGACGACCTGGACACGGTAAAGGCGCGGCATGAAGTGGTCAAGACACAAAAGACCGAGCTTGAAGTGGCGCGGATGCGCGGGCAGCTTATTGACGTGCAGGACGTGAAAAGGCTGTGGGGCGACATCGCCAACACCGTGACACAAAACCTTTTGCACCTTCCGAGCAAGCTGGCTCCCATGCTGCGGATGCTGGATAACACGGAGGTTATCGCAGACATGATCGACAAGGAGATTCGCAAGGCGCTTGAAGCCGTGGCGGACACTCCCCTGCCGACCTACGCGGCGACGGAAGAAAGCGACGAAAGCGAGGAGGAGGGCGACGAGGAGGTGTAACGGATGAGCGCCATTGCCGAACTCGCCCGATACACCTATGCCATGTTCCGGCCACCGGCACAGCAAACCGTGTCGGAATGGGCGGACGCAAACCGTGTGCTGGTGTCCGAGAGCAGCGCGGAACCGGGCGCGTGGCGGACTGACCGCGCCCCCTATCAGCGGGAGATCATGGACAGCTTTACCCAACCGGGCATCTGGCAGATCGTGATTATGGCGAGCGCACAGGTGGGCAAAAGCGAAATCGAACTGAATATGATGGGCTGCGCCATCGACAACGACCCAGGCCCGATGCTGTATATCCAGCCGACGGACAAGGTGGCCGAGGATTATTCCAAACGGCGTATCGCGCCGATGATCCAGGCATGCCCGACGCTGCGGGACAAGGTTTTCAAAGCGCGGAGCCGGGACGCGGCAAACACCATCACCATGAAAACCTTTCCAGGCGGGAGCCTTGCCATTATCGGGGCCAACTCCCCCGCCGACCTTTCCAGTAAGCCGGTACGGTATATCTTCATGGACGAAACAGACCGCTTCCCTGCCAGCGCAGGCACCGAGGGCGACCCGCAGGAATTGGCCGAAAGGCGTACAGAAACCTTCCGGCATAACCGCAAGATCGTAAAGACCAGCACACCGACCATAAAGGGGAAATCGAAGATTGAAACGGATTACATGAACGGCACGCAAGAGGAATGGCATACGGAGTGCCCGCATTGCCATACCTACAACTACATTCGGTTTGCGGACATCCACTTTGAAAAAGAGGACTATGTGAACGAGGGCGGCGACGAGGACTATCACGTTAAGGTGGTCACATGGCGGTGCCCGACGTGCAAGCGCGACATTGGGGAATACGAATGTAAGCGCCTGCCCGCAAAGTGGGTCAGCAAGAATCCAAAAGCCCTTGAAAACGGCATCCGATCCTTCCGGCTGAACGCCTTTATGTCACCCTGGAGCGACTGGAAGGATATTGTGTGGAAATTCCTCAAGGCCCACAAGGACGCAACGAAGCTGCAAACCTTCTACAACACGATTTTGGGCGAGGTATGGGAAATACATACCAACAGCGGCCTTGACGAAGCGCTGTACAAGCGCCGGGAGCATTACGACGCGGAAGTGCCGACGGGCGTTTTGCTTCTGACAATGGGCATGGACACGCAGGACAACCGCCTGGAATACGAGGTTGTGGGCTGGGATCGGAACGGGCAGAGCTGGGGCATCAACCGTGGCGTGATCCCCGGACGGGCCGACGCCCCCGGCGTATGGCAGGAGGTTGACGCCCTGCTGGATCGGGAATGGAAGCTCGCCAACGGAATGAAAATGCGCATCCTTGCGACGTTCATTGACTCCGGCGGCCACTTCACCACCCCCATCTACAAGGAGTGCGCGAAGCGCGCCAGCAAGCGGATATGGCCTATCAAGGGCGAAAAGGGCGAAGGAAAGCCGGAGTGCAGGCCCATGAAGCGCGGCCAGGGCGAGGGCGCTAAATTCATGCTGGGCGTTGACGAAGGAAAGGCCGGGATCATGTATGAAGCCGCCGTGGAGGAGCCGGGGCCAAACTATATGCACTTCCCCATCGAATACCGGGCGGGCTACGACATGGAGTATTTTAAGGGCCTGATTTCCGAAAGGCTGGAAATACACCGGCGCGGCGGGCAGGGCGTGGCGGTATGGGAGCAATTCTATGAACGCAACGAACCGTTGGACTGCCGCAACTACGCGCGGGCCGCGTACCGATATTTCAACTGGCGCTTTGACGAGCTGGAGCGCCTTGTGAACGGCATCGAAGAACCGAAAAAGATCATCACCCGGCAGGAAGAAACCAAGCGCAAAAACAAGCGCGTGGTGAGCCGGGGAATCCAGATATAAAGGAGCGTGACAGCATGGCGGCAATATCCGCATACTCTTTGGCCGAAGCCCAGGAAATGCTTGAACTGTGGAAAAGCGCGGAAAGAGCGCTGGCAAGCGGACAGGTGACAAGCTACCGTGTGGGCACGCGGGAATGTACGCTTGTGGACATGGAGGACATCAGGGCGGCGATCAACTATTTCGGAAACCTGGTGGAAGCCCTGTCCGGCCAAGTAAGAACCAAGCGCGTGACGCGGGTTGTCCCGCGCGATCTGTAAGGGGCGTGATACGGCATGAACGAAAGACCGACATTCAGAGAGCGCGCCCTTTACCTGGTCAATCCGAAGAAGGGCAACGACGCATACAACGCCCGCCTGCGGAAAGAACGGGCGCAGGAAGCGCCGAAGGAAAACCAGCGGGCGGGAGGCGGCCCCCGCATGAGCTACGCCAGCCACGGGGCCAGCAGCACGCTAAACAGCCTGATCGGCTGGATCGTGGACGCGGGCAACGCGGAGGACAGCATCGACCTTCAAAGCTCCAAACTGCGGCAGCGCGCCCGCGACCTGTACGAAGGAGGCGGGCTTGCGCGAAGCGGCCCGGAAACGCTGACGACCTCCGTTGTGGGCTGGGGCATCCAGCCGAAACCCAAAATCGACGGCGATTTCCTGGGCATGACGGACGACGCGCGGGAGGAAGCGGAACAGGCGATCCTTCGGGAATGGAAGCTATGGGCCGAAAATACCATGTGCGACGCGGAAAGGCAGCAAAACTTCTACGGCTTGCAGCAGCTCGCTTTCCTGTCCATGCTGATGAGTGGTGACGTGTTCGCCCTTTTCGGCATGAAGGAAAACAAGCGGACGCCCTACCAGACCACCGTGCGGCTGCTGGAGGCTGACCGCATCTGCAACCCCGACAGCAGCGGCGACAGCGAAAGCAAGGAGAGCGACAGCGGCGGTCGGATCATCGACGGTGTGGAGATCGACAAGGAAGGAGCCGTGATCCGTTACTACATCGCCAGCAGAAGCCCGATTGCCGGGAACGACAACAGCGAATTGACGTGGACGGCGATTGACGCCTACGGCAAGGACACGGGCTATCCCAACATCCTGCACATCATGACCTGGGAGCGCCCGGAGCAGCGGCGCGGCATCCCCTTTGTATCGGCGGAAATCGAGCTTATCAAGCAATTCACCCGGTACATGAACGCCGAGCTTGCGGGCAAGGTCGTTTCCGCCATGCTGACGCTGTTTATCACGTCCAAGGAGGACGACGGCAAGGCGGGCATGGAGGACGCGGTAAACGAGGACGAGAAGGTAACGGACGACGAGCTGAAACTTGAACTTGCCCCCGGCGCGATCTACGACCTACCCCCCGGCAAGGACGTGACCACCGTTGACCCGAAGCGCAGCGACACGCAGTTTGAGAGCTTCGTCAATACCTGTATCACCGTGATAGCGTCCAGCATGGGCATCCCCAAGGAAGTGCTTATCAAGAAGTACGAGAGCAACTACACCGCCGCAAGGGCGGCCCTGCTGGACTTCTGGCGGACGGTGCGGGTGTACCGCACACGATTCAATACCGCTTTCAATCAACCGATCTACGAACAATGGCTTTCCGAAGCCGTGGCAGCCGGACGCATCGACGCGCCCGGTTTTTTCGATGATCCGGCGGTGCGGCTTGCGTGGTGCGGCTGTTCCTGGATGGGCGCGAGCATGGGCCATGTTGACCCGCTGAAAGAGGTCAACGCGGCGGAAGTGCGCATCCGCAACAATATCACCACCGAGGAACAAGAGGCCATGGAATACAACGGCAACGACAGATCGGCCATCGTGCGGCAGCGCAAGAAGGAAATCGCGGAAAGGGCCGACATGGGCGGCGCGGAGGACAGCAGCACGGCCCCGCCGCCCGACGATCCAGACGAAAAGGAGGACGAGGACAAGTGAACAAGGAGCGATACCTAATCCGCTTTAGCATGAAAGCCGAGGGCGACGAAGCCGAAGTGATGATTTACAGCGCCATCGACAGCGAAAAGTGGTGGGGCGACGAAACGACCCCCGCCGACTTTGACAAGGCGCTGAAAGAAGCGCGGAAGAACGGCGCGACCAAGCTCAACGTGCGGATCAACAGCCCCGGCGGGGACGTGTACAGCGCCGTCGCCATGCGCAGCATGATTATCAACGCAGGCTTTGAAAGCGTGCGGGTGATGATCGAAGGGCTGTGCGCCAGCGCGGCCACGCTGTTTGCGACCATCCCGGACGCGAGCGTGGTCATTGCCGAGGGAAGCGAATTTATGATCCACAACCCCATGACGATTGCCTGGGGCAACGCGGCGGAGCTGGAAAAGACGGTGGATCATCTGCACAAGCTGGAAAGCCAGTTTCACGGGATGTACGCCGCCAAGACCGGCCAGACCGAGGATCAGATCAAAGAATGGATGGACGCCGAAACGTGGTTTACGGCGAAGGAAGCCTGCGACTATGGTTTCTGCGACGAAATGCTTTCGGCGGAGCCTGTGGCGGCCTGCGTCAGCACGCACGAAATGGCCGTGATGTGCGGCATCTACAAGGCGGTGCCGAAGGGCATCACCATCCGGCAGGACGACAAGCCCGCCGCAAAAGAAGTCAGTCACGAAGCTCCAGTTGCCGGGGCCTCGACTGAAATAAATCAACACGAGGAGGAAAATCCAACCATGGACATCAAGGACATCAACGTGGATCAGCTTCGTGCGGAGAACCCGGCGCTGCTTGAGCAGATTCAGCAGGCCGCGATTGCCGCAGAACGCCAGCGCCAGGAGGACATCGACGCGCTGACCGATCCGGGCTACGAGGAACTGGCCGCCAAGGCCAAGGCCGACGGGACTTCCGCGATGGACTTCCACAAGCAGCTCATCGCCGCGAAGAAGCAGAAGGGCACCGACTTTCTGAACAATCGCAAGGAAGAAACCGCCCCCGCAAAGGACGTGGCGGGCGGCGCGCCCACCGACGACAAGCAGACCGAGCAGGCGGAAATCGAGGCCAACGCCAAGGAGATCGCCGCCTATGCCGCCGCTTACGCCGGTAACGACAACGAAGGTATGTTTTAAGGCATACGGAAAGGAGAAACAAGCATGAGCAAACTGTATGATACCATCGGCACCAGCACGCCCGACCAGCTTCTTGCGAAGGTTGAGGCTGATCCGATTGCGGTCAATCTGCTTCCCGGCCAGGGAGAACTCAAGCGCGGCACCGTGCTTTACAAGGACGCCAACGGCTTCTACGTCAAGGCGGGCAACGCGAACATCAGCACCAGCTACGACCTGGTTGTGCTGAATGAGGACGTGGACACCGGCAACGACGGAACCGCCGTCGCCGAGGTTGCCGCCGCGTACCGCGAGGGCACCTTCATTGACGGCAAGGTGAAGTACAACAACAGCGGCACCATGGCCCCCGTGACCGCCGCCCACAAGGTTGTGCTTCGCCTGTTCGGCATCAAATTCAACCAGAGCGTTGAGAGCGCCGGAACCTTCCAGAACGGCCCCGCCCTCATCACCTACAAGGCCAACAACGGGGCCAGCCCCGCCGAGGCTGATGTGGTGATCGAAACCGCGCGCGGCGGCAGCTATACGGTGCTGAACAACACCGATTCCAAGCTGGGCTTCACCGCGCCCGCTACCAAGGCTTTCAGCAAGTGGAACACCAAGGCGGACGGCAGCGGCACGGACTACGCCGCAGCGGCCAGCTACACCGCCAACGCCGACCTGACGCTGTACGCGGTGTGGGCTTGATCCCCCGACGACCAATAACGAAAGGAGAACATGAACTATGGATCTGTATGATGTTCGGAGCCAGCTCAAGGCGCTTGAGCTGATGCCCCGTGAGTGCAGCGTTTTGATGGACTTCTTCTGCAAGGAGGAGGGCGTCGAAGAAAACGACAAGGCCATCTATGATTTCCGCAAGGGCACCAAGGCGATGGCCCCCACCGTGCATCCCGGCACGGGCGGCGTCATCATGGAGCGCGACGGTTACGAAACCCGCGAGATCGGCTTCTGCACCATCGCCCCGGAACGCCTGATCGAAGATCAGAACCTCAAGGGCCGCCTGTTCGGCGAAGCCGTGCTGGGCGCTCTGACCCCCGAACAGCGGGAGAAGAAGATTCTGGCCCGCGACCTCACCGAAATGCGCAAGGCGATTCAGCGCCGCAGGGAGTGGATGGTGCGCCAGGTGCTCCTGACCGGCAAGCTGAATATCTTTGAGTACACCAACGAGGGCCGCAGCGCGCAGGCGACGATGGTTGCCGACTATCAGTTTACCAACTACTTCACCCCCGACACCGCCTGGGGACAGGTGGGCGCGGACATCGCGGGCGACATGGAGGAAATCTACAACCTGGTCTATGACGGCCTGGGCGAAGTGGAGAAGATCGTCATGGCCCCCGACGTGTGGGCGGCGATGCGCAACGACAGCGCTTTCATGAAGCTGCTGGATATGCGCAACGTGGACATGGGCGACATCAAGCAGAAGTACCGTGGAAGCGGCCTGCGTTTCCTGGGCCACAACGCCGACGGCGTGGAGCTGTACAGCCTCGCCGGGACGTTCATCGACGACGACGGCCTGAAAAAGCCCGTCATGCCCGCCGGTACGCTGATCGCGGGCGGCAGCGACATCGTGAAGATGCCCTACGGCCCCGTGACCCAGGTTGAGGAACCCGGCCCCGGCGCGAAGCACAAGACCTACATCAAGAAGGAAGTGCCCCTGCGTCACGGCAGCGTGGACGGCAACAGCATCAAGAACCGGCTGACCAGCCGCCCGACGGTTATCCCCTTCAACGTGGACGCATGGGCCATCGCCAAGGTGCGGTAACTACGGAAAGGAGCAAGGGAAATGTATATTGCAGTCACCTACATAGGCAGTAGATATGTTCCCGGCGAGATCATTTCCGAAGATACGCCCAAGGAGAAGCTGGACTGGCTGAAACGGGCGGGCGCGATCCGCGAGGCCGCGCCCGACCCGGAAGCGCCGGTCGTGGCCGAAGCGCCGGAGGACAAGGGGCCGGAAGCGCAAGCGCCCGACCCGGAACCTGACGACCCGGAAACCGAAGCGCCGGAGGACGAAATCGACGAGGACGCGGAAGCCCCCGAAATCGACGTAATGGACGGCGTGGTGGCCGCTGAAAAGGAGGAGCCGAAGAAGCCCGCCAAGACAGCGGCGCGCAAGCCTGCCGCCAAAGCGGCGAAAGGAGGTAAAACCAAGTGAAGGTTTTGATTCTTTCCAACCAGACCGTCGAGGAAGTCAACGACAGCTACGGCGCGCGCCTGATTGAGCAGGGCAAGGCTGTGATCCCGCCCAAAGCGGAGAAAAAGGCGGAGGAAAAGCCCGCCGAGAACCCCGCCGAGGAAGCGTATGCCGAAGCCCCGGCCAAGGGCAAGCGCAAGTAATGGCGCTGAAAGACCGCATCGCCGACGACATCAACCGCGTATTCCTGCAAATGGATCACTTTGCGGAAACGCACTACTGGAACGGCGAGGAAATCACCTGTGTACCAGACGAAGAAGAAGCGCTCAAGCGGAAAAACAACAACGTGAACGATATAAGCTGGGATTCCAACACCCGCAAAATATTGATCCACGTCAAGGAGGCGGACTTCCCCGAAGCGGAGCCGCCGGAACCGAACACCCATATTATTTTCGACAGAAAGCCCATGCGCGTGCTGGATGTCAATATCAATATGGGGATGCTGGATATTCTGCTTGAAAGCCGCGATCCAAGGGAGCTGATGTAATTATGCGCTTTACTGAACGACTGACCGGCCTTAAAAACTGGACGATCAAGGAACTGTGCAAGGGGCGCATGATGAAAGCTCCGGCGGAGAACATGGACATAGGAACAATCAAGCGGCAGGAGCCGCCCTGTTACCTAGCATGGGCACCGGCGCGGATGGACAAGGCGGGCAATCTGAAAGAAATCCCCCTGTCCACCGTTCCCGGCATCCTCATCATGCCCAACCAGACCTACGCAAAGTACATGGAGGAAAAGCGGTTTGACCGCTACAACAACGTGCACAGACCGCAGGAAATGGGACAGCACCTTGCCGTGAGCATCCTGTTCAGCGTGTACGAACCCGGCGTCCGCCTGCCCGGTTTCATCGACACCGTGGGCGAGAAGGGGCAGGGCCTTGATCCGTCCCTCATTCTGGAGGGCACGGAGCAGGGCCTTTTTACGCTGATGAACTGGATGGACGATTGCATGGAAAAGCTGCTTGGGCAGAAGATGATCCCGAAAACAGACCTTTTCGTGCAGGAGGACACCATAACGTACAGCCTGTACACGGATCAGAGCTACGTCGTGGACAGGCGGCCCATCTATTACGGCTTCGTCAACGTGGTATTCGGATGCCACGTCAACGAGGGCTACAACCCGGACATTGAAAAACTTTTGTAAGGAGGAATTAACCCATGGCTGATTACAAGCATGGTGCGTATGGCGTGATCCAGGCCGTCGGAAGCCGCGTGGCGGACGAAAGCCAGGGCGCTATCGTCTATGTTGGCACGGCCCCCGTGCACAACCTGGAGGGCGGCGCGAACAACGTCAACGTGCCTATCGTCGTAAACAACATCGCCGAGGCGCGCAAATACTTCTCCTATTCCGACGAATGGGATAAGTACACGCTCTGCGAAGCGATGCACGTCCACCTGGAAAACAAGGGCGTCGGCCCCCTGGTGTTCATTAACGTGCTCGATCCCACCAAGGCCGCCCACAAAAAGGGCACCAAGGTCACGGCCACCAAGACCCCGGAGAATGGCCGCATCACCATCCCCTCTGGGCAGGACGTGATTATTGATACCGTTGTTATCAAGACCACCGACCAGACGCCCGTAACGAAGGTGAAGGGAACCGATTACGCGATTGCGTACAACATCGAGAAGAAGTCCGTGGTCATTACCGAGCTGACCACCGGCGCGCTGGGCAGCGCGGCCCTCTCCGTGGAATACTACGAGATCGACGCAACCGGCGTCACGTCTGCGGACGTGATCGGCGCTTCCGACGGGCTGGGCACCAACACCGGCATCTTCGCCATCAAGAACGTGTACCAGCTCACCGGCTACATCCCGGCCTACCTGGGCTGCCCTGGCTTCTCCTCTGTTCCCGCCGTCCACGCGGCGATGTATCAGAACAGCGTGAAGGTCAATGGGCATTGGGACGTGTACATGTTCGTCGATCTGCCGCTGATGAACGGCCAGACCGCGCTGACCCTGGACACCATCAAGACCTACAAGGACGGCAACGGCTACACCAAGGAGAACGAAACGGTATTCTTCCCGCTGGCGCAGGGCACCGACGGGAATATCTACCATCTGTCTGTGCTGGCCGCCGCCAACTTCCAGGAGCTTCTTCTGGCCCAGGACGGCATCCCCTACAAGACCGCGAGCAATACCGACTGTGCCATCATCGAAAACCTGTACATGGGCGCGTCCGCCGTGGGCAAGGTTTACGACGACAGCCTCATCAACGAGAAGCTGAACAAGAACGGTATCGCCAGCGCCGCCTTTGTGGGCGGACGGTGGGCTATTTGGGGCTGCCACAGCGCCGACTACGACCAGAGCAACGGCGACCAGATCAACGTCGCGGAAACCAACCGCATGATGCTGTACTACATCAGCAATGATTTCCAGCACCGGCGGACGCCCGACGTGGACAAGCCCATGACGGCGAACGATCTCCAGACGATCATCGCCGAGGAGCAGACCCGGATTGACGCGCTGCTGAACATCGGCGCGCTGACCCGTGGCGTCGTTTCTCTGAACGCCGACGCGCAGGCCCGCAGCGACATCATGAACGGCGACTACTCCTTCCTGTTCGACATCACCACGACCCCGCTTGCAAAGAGCCTGACGGCTATCGTCAACTGGACTGACGAGGGCTTTGTCACCTACTTTGAAAGCGTGGGCGACTAAAGGAAAGGAGGGCCTAAACAATGCCGCAGAAGGTATATTGCAACATTGAGAAGCATCGGATTCTCGACAACAAGCGCGAGATCGAGGACGTGACCAAGTTTGGCCTGCCCACGATCAAGCACCCCACCACCGAAGTGAAAAGCTCCGGCATGGCTATGAACGTGGACATGCCGGACACCACGCACCTTGAGGCGATGGACTTCACCATCTACCACAACAACGGCGTGAACTGCAACTACCTGTCCGAACCGGGCAAGCACTTCATCGAGGCGCGCACGGCGCGCCAGCGCTACGACGTGCCCAAGGGCGAGATCGCACACGAAAGCGTGAAATTCCGCATTACCTGTGTCCACGTCGAAACGCAGAAGGGCGACATCGAAACCGGCAATCCCTACGGCAGCACCGAAAAGTATTCCGTGCTGCGGTACGAGGAGGAGGTCAACGGCAAGGTGGTTATCATCGCCGACGCTATGGCGGGCCTCATCAAGTACAACGGCAAGGATTGTACCAACGTCGTGGACAATCTGCTGAAATAAGCGGAGAAAACCAACACCAGCAGGCGCGGAAAAGCGCGAACGCTCGCGCTTTTCCCGCCTGATTCTTTCAAAGAAAGGATTTGTCTGACATGGAAGAAATCAAGAACATTCAGCCGGAGCAGACCGGCGCGGAGGAAAAGACAGAACAGCCCGCCGCCAAGGAAGCGGAACCCCAAAAGACGCGGGAGGAAATGCAGGAAATCCTCAAACAGAAGATGGAGGAAGTGCGCAGGCGGACGCTGGAGGCCCAGGAAGCCATGGGCCAGGGCAAAGGCCGCCTGACGTTGGAAACGCCCTTTATCAGCCGCGACCAGGAGATCAAGGAGCTTATCTACGACTTTACAGCCCTCACGGGCATGGAATATACCGACGCGATGGATAGCGACATCAACGCCAACAGCAGCGCCTATCACCGCATCACCTACCGGCAGGCGCTTTCCCTGTTCGCCAAGGCTGCCGCAAAGCAGATGGACAACGTGGACATGGAGGACATCGTGAGCCGCATCGGCGTGACCGACGCGGTGGAGGGCGTGCAGCTTGCAACGCTTTTTTTCACCGCATCGACGCGGGCGGGTCGTCTGCGTATCTCGAAAAAGTAATCATCGCAGGCATGGTCACGCACACGTCGATACCTGATTTTATGAATATGACCATTCGCCGATTCTATCAGGTGTTCGTGAGCATTTGCGACGTGATGGAAAAGCGGAAGCACGGCGGATAAAAACAGCGGCGGCGGGACGATCTCGCCGCCGTTTCTTTGCAGAAGGGAGGTTGCGGCGTGGAAATCTACTATCAGGGCAAGGACATCACCGACCTTGTGCAAGTGCGCAAATGCGTTTCGCGGGACACTTGCGGCGGGCGCTGCGACAGCCTGGAAATTGAGTTTGAAAACGCGGCGGGCTGGTACAACTGGGGGCCGGAGGAGGACGACCAGATCATTGTCGCCATGAACGGCTACGATACGGGCGTGATGTATCTGAATACGGTATTGCCGGAGGACGGGAAATACCGCGTATTGGCAACCGCGCTCCCCTGCATCGCCCGCAAAAAAGAATACAAGAGCTTTACCGGCAAGACCATTGAGGAAATCATGCGCGCCTGCGGCATGGTCACGGGCATGGGCTTTGCCGTGTACGGCATCGACGGAAATACCGTGATCCCGTACATCCAGCAGGAGAACGAAAGCGCGGCGGCTTTCCTTTGTCGGTTGCTGAAATGGGAGGGCGCGCAACTTAAATGCGTGAACGGCCAGTACGTCGCAATCGGGATCAGCTACGCGCAGGAGAGGCAGGCACACCAGACAATCGAGATCACCGCCAAACAGCGGGGCACGGAATACCGCCGGGGAGGCGGGAAATACAGGAGCGTTACCGTGCTGACACCCTACGCGAAAGCGACAGCGGAGGATTTGATCGTGCCCAGCACGCACGCGCAGATCACGGCAGACCTTCCGGCCAGAAACGACATCCAGGCCGGACGCTGGGCGCGGGGCCTGCTGCTCCACCACAACCGGCAGGACGAAACGCTGACGATTGAAACGGATTTTAACCCCGGCTTTTCGGCCATGACGCGCATTGACATAACGGGCGGAACGGACGGCACCGGGGAATGGATCATCGAAGAAGCGGAGCACGACTTCAAAAACAAGACTTCCAGGGCAAAGCTGTTTCGGTGCATCCAGACGATACAGTAACGGAGGGACGGCATGGAAAAGGGCGCGATGATTGAACGCGGCTATATCGCCAGCGTCGAGGCGGGCGGCTATTGCGTGGCCTCCTGTGACCGGGCGGGCATCCAGACGCCGCCGATCCAACCTATCAACGGCAACACCTACACCACGGGCGACCTGGTGTATTTTTTTCTTTTCCCGGACGGAACGGGGAAAATACTCTGCGGCGCATAAGGCCGCGTTATAAAGGGCGGTGAGATTGTGGCGAGCCAGACGCTTGAAACTGTTATTGCGATTAACGCGCGAGTAGGAAACGGTTTTGCCCAGGTGGGTGCGACACTCACCGAACTTGGGAGCATGGTCAACGGGGTAAGCCAGCAGCTTATCAACTTTGGCAAGGACAGCGTAAAAGTATATCGGGAATACGAAAAGAGCATGGCCGACGCGGAGGTAGCTCTTTCGACGGTGTACGGGCGCGGCACGCGGGAACTGAACCAAGTTATGACCCAACTGGACGTTTCCGCGACGGAATGGGCCGCGACGACGATTTTCCACACAAACGACGTGGCAAACGCCATATCGGAGGCCGCGCACGCAGGCTGGGACTTTGACCAGATCATGAGTGGCATCCCGGCGGCGATGCAGCTTGCGCAGGCGGGCGGGCTTGACCTGTCCGAAGCGGTGAACTACATCGTAAAAAGCACCAACGCGGCGGGCATCGGCTTTGAGGATTTGGGGAACTTCATCGACCTTTGGGCTTTCGCGGCGAACAGCAGCGCAAGCACCATCGGCGAGTTTGGCGACGCCATGCTGCGCATGGGAAGCACCATGCGCTTTGCTGGCAATACCGAGGAGCTTATGACCCTTATCGCCGTGACGGCCAACGCGGGCGCGACGGGCAGCGAAGCGGGCACCATGATCCGCAACTCCATGATGCGTCTGATCGCCCCGACGGACAAGGCCAAAAAGGCCATGGCACAGCTCGGCGCGACCAGCACCGAAACGGCGGCCCTGCTGAACGACGAATCGCTGGCGGCGGCCAACGCGGAGCTGGCGGCCCACGGATTCAGCGCGTTCTATACAGACGGCCCGAAGCAGGGGCAGATGAAGAACGTGCTGGACATCTACCGGGAGCTGTACGTCGCCCTGGGCGACATCGCGGGCGGCTATGAGAACATAGACCGCAACGGCGCGGCGCTGTCCGTGCTGTCCGCCATCTTCCCGACCCGTACCATCACCGAGGCTTTGACCCTGCTGCGGGGCGCTGCGGAGGGCTACGATGGGCTGTATGAGGCCATGATGGGCGGCGACGCGGCGGGCTACGGCCAGTACGCCGCCGAAACCATGATGGACACGCTGGACGGCAAGATCGAAACCTTTGAAAGCAAGGTGGAGCGCCTAAAGCAGCTCGTCGGCGAGGAGCTTTCCGGCCAGGTTGAACAGGCTACCGGCTTTATCGGCGGCCTGGTGGACAAGCTGGCGGAAATGGACAGCGACCAGCTCGGCGCGCTCGTGTCCGGGCTGGAGGTTATCGCGGCGGCAGGCCCCGGCCTGCTGCTGGCGGGCGGCGCTTTCCGCATGATCGGCTATTTACTGACCCCGGCGGGCGGCATCGGCCTGGGCCTTATTGCGCTGACGGCGGCGGCGACGGCCATTAAACAGCTTGAAGAAGCCGACTTTGCAAAGAACTTCGGCAACATGGAGCTGGACACGCAGGGCATCCAGAGCTACGTCAAGACGCTGGGCGAGGATTTCAAGGCGGCCTATGCCGAAGTGGACGGATTCAAGCAGGCCCTCGACAACAGCGTGGAATCCTACAAGACGGCCAGCAGCACATTCAGCGCGACGCTGTTCCAGGACATGATTACCAACGCGAAGCTGACCGACGCAGACAAGGCCGCGCTGGAAAGCCTGGGACAAGATATGTTTCTGGCTGTACAGGGGGCCATTGCCAACAGCACGGCGGCCAGCATGAGCTACTGGCAGACGCTTTTCGGCGGGGACGGGACGGCGGAATACGACCCGGCCTATCAGCAGATTATCGACCTGACCAACCAGGCGTATGAGGACGCGATGGCCGAAGCAACCACAATCAGCCAGGGCTTGCGCGCGGCCATGACCAGCGCCTTTGCGGACGGCGAAATCAGCGACGAGGAGTATCAACAGATACTTTCGTACATGAAAAGCTATAACGACGCCGTGGCGCGGGCGGCGGCGGAGGCCCAAAGCGAAGAAGATTATATCAAGATGAATAAGTGGCTCAAGCAGGCCCAAACGGCCAGCCTTGAGGACATCAAGGGCCTTGCGGAAACAGCCACGACGGAGCGCGACGAAATCCTGGCGGCGCAGCAGGATCGGTTTGAAACCGAATACTTCCGGCTGCAATACCGGGGGGCGGACGCGGAAACCCTGGCCCGCGCGGAAGCGAAGTACAAGGCGGAGCAGCAGAAAACCAATGCCGCCTACGACGAATTTCTGTTTACGCTGTGGGACAGCCAGCTCCAGCAAAGCGGGCAGGCGGAGAATTACGGAATACTTGCCGGATATGCGAATCAATATATGTCCGGCGAGTTGACAAGCGACACAATCTATAATCTGCTCAAAGACCAGATGGGCGCAAGCGTCTATACGGGCGCAGATGCCGGCTGGATACCGAGCATGAAGAACACAGACCGCGCACAGCTTGGACGCCTCATGGGCTATATGATTAGCAGCATGGGCGGCAACGAGGGCGTGGAAGAACGGATCGCCTACTATGAAGGAATCGGCGATACCGCAATGGCCGGACGGCTGCGGCAGATGTACGCCATGGAGCAGCTTATCAATAACTTCGGTTATAGTACAGCGCTTGATAAGCCTGCCTGGGATATTCTGAACCTGACGGCGGACTACATGAACACAAACGCAGACGAACATCTGCCGAGTGCGATGAACAAAAAGAACGCCGAAGCCGTACTGCTTGGGCAGAGCGACTATACTACGGCGACAGCAAGGGCGACCATTGCCGCGTTGGGAAGCGGCAAAGGCAGCATGAGCGCCTATTTCGACGCCATCGGGCAAAGCGTGAACGAGGGAACGGTAAGGGCCATCAACAGCGCGAGCCTTAAAGGCAATGCCGCAAAAGAGTACAACAATCTCGTTGACCAGCTCATGCAGAATTACGACTTTGAGCGGATTCTTGCGGACAGCAGCAGCTTTCTTGCGGGAGAAGGAAACGCTTTCAGGTACGACTATGCAGCATGGGAACTCATGTACGGAGAAGCCAGCAAGCACGCGGAGGATTACAGGATCACCGTACCCGTGACGCCGGAAATGGGCGATATGCCGGACATGGAACCCGTGGCGATCCCCGTCAAGCCGAAGGTCGAGGGCGAGGACGCCATGACCAGCCTGCAAGAGCAGGGCGTGACGGTGGACGTGGGCGCGGACGATACGCAACTGCAAGCCACCATCGACGGCGCGGACGGACAAACGCTGCTTGAATATCTGAACGGCGACGCCACCGACCTTCACATGGTTATCATGGGCGAGGACGGCAAGGTGCTGACCGAGATCGTGAACGGCAACACCAGCGCCCTTGCGGCAGCCATCGCCAGCTACAACGGGCGGACGATCACCGTCAACATCGCGGGCAAAAAGCTGTTTGCCGAGGGCGGACGCGCCACCAGCGCGTCGATCTTCGGCGAGGCTGGGCCGGAATGGGCTATCCCGGAGGAACACAGCGAGCGCACGGCGGAACTGCTGGACGCGGCACGCGCGGCCAGCGGCTTCACCTGGCCGGACATCCTGGCCCGCTTCGGCGGGCTGAACGCGGACGCGGGCCACACGCCCACGACGATTGTTTACAGCCCGACCATCAACGCGGCGGACGCGACGGGCGTTGAACAGGTGCTCCAGGAGGACAAGAAACGGCTGGACAAGTGGTTTGAAGAAAAGAAAATGCGGGATGCGGTGGAGGTGTACACATGACGTTAAGCGGACAGGGATACAGATGCAGCGCGGGAGAAACCTTTGACAGCGTGGCGCTTAATGTTTACGGCGATGAAAAGTACGCCTGCGAACTGCTGAACGCCAACCCCGCCCTTTGCACCATCCCGATCTTTACCGGCGGCGAAATCCTGGCGCTTCCCGTGGTGGAAATCCCGGAGGACGACGGGGACACGGAGAAGATGCCGGATCGCGCCCCGTGGAAGGAGGGATAAACCGTGGGAGAAATCGCACGATGGAACGGGCACAAGTTTGAAGTGACGCCGAGCGTGATCCGCAGCTTTACGGGGCTGAACATCAAGGGAAGCAGCAAGACCGAGGACAAGGAAAGCGGCGGACAGGGGTATGTGTCCCGGAAACAGGGGCAGCCAAAGGAAATCAGCCTGACGGCGCACCTTTCCGCGCAGCTCGGATGCGACGTGCAGACCGAAGCCATGAGCTTTGTTAATCAGGCCACATCCGGCAGCAAGGACTATTTCTATATCGGCAGCAAGAAGCTCCTGACGTGCAGCCTGATGCTGACAGAGGCAAGCGTTTCCGAAATCGGGATCACCAACGGCGGAAAATGGGTCAAGGCCGACGTAAAGCTAACCTTCAAGCAATGCAGTAAGAACGACGGCAGCACGGGAGGCTCCAGCGGCGGCGGTGGAGGCGGAGGAGGAAGCAACAAAACATCCGTCAAAAAGAAATCGACGACAACCACCAAAAAGACCACCACAACCAACGTATTGCAGAAGGTCGCGGACGGCATAAAGACAGCCGTAACAACCGTTGTCAACAAGGTCAAAGACACGGTTACGAAGGTCAAGAACGCCCTGACCGGCAAGACGACCACGCAAAGCCCGCTTGCAAAAGCCGTAAGTACGGCGGTGACGAAGATCAAAAGCGTTGTGAGCGCGGCAAAGGCCGTCACCACACAGAAGAAAACCACCACCACCAAATCCACCGGCGGCGGTGGCGGCGGTAAGCGCGTGAACATGGTTAAGTAAGGAGGGGGACGCATGGCGCAATACCAGATTGATAACGTCGCCTCCCCGATCAACTTCCAGGAGGACGACATCATCCTGCGGACGCTGCAAAACGCCAAAAATCTGCTGATGTGCCGTATGGGCGAAGTGCCCTATGACAGATACCGGGGATTCGACCCGGCGCTGTATGATCTGCCCATTGACGAGCTGCGGGTAGAACTGCTGCCGGAGCTTGACCGCGTGATGATGTGGGAGCCGGACGTGGAAGTGGTGGACGCGGAAGCGACGCTGCTTGAAAACGGCGACGTGTATATCAAGGTCATTATCGAAGTGACCATTAACGAAGGGGCATAGAAAGGACGGTGAGAACATGGACAATACCGAATTGCATTATCTGACCTATGACCCCGAAGCGATATGGGAACAGATGATGATTAACTACGTCGAGGCGGGCGGCGACGTGCTCTACCCCGGCGACGAAAAGGAAATGCTGCTGCGGGCCGTACAGGAGGACATCGTACAGGTTTTCGCGGGCGTGGACAACGCCCTGCGGATGCAGACGCTCCGCTATGCAGTGGGCGATTATCTGAACATCCTGGGCGAACAGCGAGGATGCCACCGCATCGCGGCCAGCGCCGCCCGCGCCACCGTGACCATTACCAGCAACGCGACGGGACAAACCGACGTGCTGGAGGCGGGCACGGCCATGACGGCGGATGGCGAAATCTTCTATCTGCTGACGGAGGACTTGACGCTGACCGGCTACGCGCAGAGCGTGACCGTGGACGTGATCGCAGACCGCACAGGCAGCGTGGGAAACGGCCTGCTGACAGGCACACAGATGGGCCTTGCCATTACCAACGCGGGCGTGAACAGCATCATTGTGGCGACGGACGCCACGGGCGGAAACGAGGCGGAGGACGACGAAACCTACCGCGAGCGCATCCGGGA